TGTGCTGGATAGCAGCAACGAATATGGCAACGACCTGACCAATACTGAAAAGCAGGCAAAGGTTTTGCGTAGCTCTGGATACCTAGAGTATGGCAAAGCTCTTGGCGATTGGGGGTCAGAAGACTTCTCTGCCATCGACTCTGCTGTTACAGCCGCAAAAGCATATACACCGTAAGGAAAAAAAGACCGTGCAAATCAACCTAGAAGAAAACGAGATCAACGCAATCCTAGCAATCCTTGGTGATATGCCAAGTAAATCAGGCACTTGGCCTTTGATGATGAAGATTAAGGTACAAGCTGACGCGCAACTCGTTGAGCCAGAAGAAGACGACGAAGAAGAGACTGAAGTCGTAAATGGCTGAAATACAGTTTCAGATGCACCCGCTGCCGTCAGTATTCTTGATGGAGTTGGATATACCGACAGAGTTTGTTGAATCGTGCAATGACTATCTTGATGAGCTAGTCAAGCAGGACAATAAGGTAAGCGCAGCGCATACACTGGTAGGTCAGATCAAGACAGGCGAGCAGCTTGTAATGGATCACGAAGATCCAAGGCTGGCACCGTTTTCTAGGTTCTTGTGCGAGATGGGCGTGACGTATGTTAACCAGTTCATGGCGCAATCTGGTCAGGTGCTAGACGGTAATCGTAACGTAGAAATAGATGAGCTATGGTCTGTGCATAGCTATGAGGGCGACTACAACCCGATCCACGATCATGGCACGAAGACTGTGATGGGTATTAGCTGTACGACATGGACGAAGGTGCCGCCACAGATAGTGCAGGGGCCAAGGCCGGGATCGCAAGAATACGGGCTATACAACGCCTCTGGCGAGTCAGACGGCTGTTTGTGCTTCAACTACGGGCAGTCAAGCACATGGGATAGAGAACGGCTGAAGCCTACGCAGAATGTCGTAGTTAGGCCGCAGGTGGGACGGTTATATATGTTCCCATCGTGGATGCAGCACATGGTGTATCCGTTTCAGGGGGAAGGCGAGCGAAGGACAGTAGCTGCCAACATAAATTGCTTTCCTGTGCAGAATGAAGGAGCGGTAAATGACACCCACTGAGAAGGCAATAGCCCAGATTGAAGCGCATGAGCGTGAATGTGCGGTACGTTACGAAGCTATCGAAAAGCGCCTCGCTTCTGGCAGCAAACGATTTGATCGTCTCGAAATGATGATTTGGGGGGTCTACGTCACAGTCGTTGTAGCTGTAGCTTTACCGCAACTTATGTGAGGTAAGTCCTATGGTGATCGAATCTGTCGCAGCGGCGGGGATGCTGCTGAGCCAAATTAACCAAGTTATTCAACAGGTTAACGAGACAGGTTCGGGTGTGCAGCAGGCGATGGGGCTGATTTCCGATTTCGGAGAAGCCCTGAACACGTTTGAAGTAGATCGTAAAAACTCTACGTTCAAGCCGCTTAGCCAAAATGACATCCTCAAGATACAGATGCTTCGTAGGCAGTATGAGAGGCATTGGCAAAGCGTAAATGACTTGCTTTTGGTTGCTGATCCTAAGCTCTTAGAAGATTTCAAAAGGGCTAAAAAAGAACAGGAAGAAGCGCGGCAGAGGCACTTAGCGATGTTAGCTCGAAAGAAAAAGGCGCGTGCTCTTCTTATCAGCCAGATCTTAGTAGGAGGAACGACGCTCCTGATCGGGGGGTCAATAGCGGTTGGAACCATCTTTATCGTTATTAAGATATTCGGATGATGGCCTTCTTGTTAGTCGTTGTAATTAACGGCGAGCCAATACCCGATCAGTTTTACTTTCGAGACATTACACGGTGTAACACGTTTGCGTATTACGTCAGCACAGGTAAAACCAAGATAAACAACCGCTACCAGATGCAGGAAAACATAACGGCTTATTGCATACCGAAGCGGGTGCCAGCCAACACACGGACATGGGACTGATGGCAGCGAAGCGTTTACAAGAAGGCAGCGAATACGCCGAATACGATGCGGATGGGGACGGTATTGTTACCGACGAAGAGCTAAACACCAGCAAAGAATTACAAGAGCTACGCCTGCAACATGAACGTGCTGATGCTCAGAGGGCTATGTCATGGTTTGCGCTGTGGGGCATGTTGCTCTATCCAAGCCTTGTGGTTGTCAGTGAGTTCTTCGGGATGAACCAAGCTGCATCTATCTTGGGCGATATGGCAGCGGTTTATTTTGTCAGTGTTGCAGGCATCCTAGCTGCGTTTTTTGGCGCACAAGCATGGTCGAATAGGAAATAGAATGTGGCAGATAGCGGGTGTTCTGGGCGTGGCCTTGGTTCTCACGGGCGGAGCTTTCAAGATGTATGCGGACAAGACTGAGGCTGAGAAAGAGGCAATGGCTACCAAGCTCCGCGTTGCCGCCGAAAACGAATTAGTCCTAGAAAACAGCATATTCAACTTGAACAACCAGCTTACTGAGGCGGAAGAGCGGCAGCAGCGCATATTGGATCGAGTAAATGACCTTCAGGCTGCTAACGCACAGGCCCAGCAAGAGGTGGAATCGATCAGAAAAAAGTTCGCAAAGCACGATATGAATGTGCTGTCGCTGCGCAAACCGGGTCTGATCGAAAACATCATCAACCGTGGCACGAAGGGGGTTCTGAGTGATCTGGAAGCTATTACCGATCCTGCTTCTTAGCGGCTGTGGACTACTGGGTCGAGAGCCATACGTCCCTGAAACGAAAAAGGTCGAGGTGGTTACCGTCACGCAGCCAGCCGCTGTTTATCACCCACCCCTGCCAAACGCGATCTCTACGCTACCTGTGGAGTGGAAGGTTCTCACGCCTGAGACCATGCAGGAATATCTTGACGATCTTAACGAAGGCAACGCCCCGACAAACGCTTACTATGGCTTATCGACCAAAGGCTATGAGAACCTTTCGGCAAACATGGCGGAAGTTAAAAGATACATACGCCAAGTGCTCAGTATTGTACAATACTACAAAAATTTGGACGAGGAACTCGATGATGAGAGTGACGAGCGAGGAAGGAATAGCCCTGATTAAAAAGTTTGAGGGCTGTGAGCTGGATGCTTATCAGTGCTCCGCCAACGTCTGGACGATTGGTTACGGCCACACAAGAGGCATTAGCGAAGGCGACACATGCACACAAGCGCAAGCCGACGAAATGCTTGTCGATGATTTGCAGGAGTTCGAGGGTTACGTCAACGAGCTGGTTGATGCAGAGCTGACGCAAAGTCAGTTTGACGCGCTAGTGGCTTGGACATACAACCTTGGCCCAACCAACCTAAAATCCTCCACGCTACTCAAGCGTTTGAATGAAGGTGACATGGCGGACGTGCCACACCAGATTCGTCGATGGAATAAGGCTGGCGGAAAGGTATTAGACGGTTTGATCCGAAGGCGCGAAGCAGAGGCGCTGCTTTTCCAAGGAGACGCTTGGGAAAATGTCTGATCTTTCGCTCAAAGATTTTGAGATTCTATCGGAGCAAGATCAGAACGAAGCCTTGGCACTGCTGTCCCGCTATGACCAGATGGAAAAGCAGGATAAGTGTCAGGGCGATTTCATTGAGTTCGTCAAGCATATGTGGCCTGAGTGCATCTTGGGCCGTCATCACAAAATTATTGGGGATAAGTTCAACAAGATTGCGCAGGGCAAACTCAAGCGCCTGATCGTCTGCTTGCCCCCTCGACACTCTAAGTCTGAGTTTGCGAGTACTTACTTTCCTGCTTGGATGATGGGGCGCAAGGGTGATCTCAAGATCATTCAAACCACGCACACGGCTGAGCTGGCGGTTAGATTCGGCAGAAAAGTCAGAAACATCATCGACTCGGATGATTACTCTCAAGTATTTCCAGACCTACAATTGCAGGCGGACAACAAGTCTGCTGGCCGATGGACAACAAACCAAGAAGGTGAATCGTTCTACGCAGGCGTTGGCGGCGCTATCACGGGTCGCGGCGCTGACCTTTTGATCATTGATGATCCGCATTCAGAGCAAGACGCGATGTCGCCCACCGCGATGGAGTCGGCTTACGAGTGGTATACCTCTGGCCCTCGTCAGCGTCTACAGCCGGGCGGCATCATCATCATCGTAATGACGCGCTGGAGCACCAAAGACCTTGTCGGCAAGGTGCTCAAAAAACAAGGTGACGATCACGCCGATCAATGGGACGTTGTCGAGTTTCCAGCCATCATGCCTGAATCTGATACTCCGCTTTGGCCAGAGTTTTGGAAGAAAGAAGAGCTGCTTTCTGTCAAAGCCTCACTGCCAATCAGCAAGTGGAATAGCCAGTGGATGCAAAACCCGACGGCTGAAGCTGGCTCTATCGTGAAGCGCGAATGGTGGCGTAAGTGGGAAAACGAGTGGGTGCCTGCTTACGACTATGTGATTCAGAGCTACGATACCGCTTTCAGCAAGAAAGAAACCGCTGACTACTCTGCCATCACGACATGGGCGATATTTCAATCGCCAGATCAGGACACTCAAGCGTTGATTCTGCTGGACGCAAAGCGCGTGAGATTGGACTTCCCTGAGCTGAAAAGGCTGGCTTACGAGGAGTACAAGTATTGGGAGCCAGACTGCGTTTTGATCGAGGCAAAGGCCAGCGGAACACCCTTGACTCAAGAGCTTCGGCGCATGGGTATCCCTGTGACAGCCTATACACCGTCAAGAGGTCAAGATAAGATCGCAAGAATGAACAGTGTCGCCCCCATTTTTGAAAGCGGCATGGTGTGGGCACCAGACGAAAGCTTCGCTGAAGAGGTTATTGAGGAGATGGCAAGCTTTCCGTTTGGCGATAACGACGATTACTGTGACTCGGCAACGATGGCGTTGATGCGGTTCCGTCAAGGGGGCTTTTTGAGCTTACAAGACGATTACCCTGAAGAGGCTGAGTTTTTAAGGCGTGACAGACAGGTATATTACTGATGGCTATTGAGAAAAAAGGCTTAGGCACCGAGAACGATCCTGATGTGATGCCGATGGGCAGCGCGATGGAGATCGAGCCTGAGATGACTCGCAACGACGAGATTCGCAACGCAGCCGAGATATTGGTTGCTGAAGAAGAAATACTGATCGATGACGAGATCGACGCTGTTGAAGAGCAGATAGCCACAGACTTCAACGCCAACTTGGTTGATTTCATCTCAGACAGTGATTTATCCAAGCTGGCGAGCGATGTTATTGGCTCTATCAAATCAGACAAAGAAAGCCGTAGCGAGTGGGAAAAGACGTACACCGATGGTTTGAAGTATCTGGGCATGAAGTTCGATGAGTCGCGCAGCCAGCCCTTTGAAGGCTCAAGCGGCGTTATTCATCCGATCTTGGCGGAATCGGTTACGCAGTTTCAGGCGCAGGCGTACAAAGAGCTGTTACCCGCGAAGGGGCCGGTTAAGACCGAAATCGTGGGGGTACGCAGCCCAGAGGTCGAAATGCAGGCTGGTCGCGTTCAAGACTTCATGAATTATTACATCATGAACATCATGGAGGAGTACGACCCGGAGCTGGATATGCTCCTGTTCTATCTTCCGCTCGCAGGCTCAGCTTTCAAAAAAGTGTACTTCGACACCGGCACAAGCCGTGCAATGAGCAAGTTCATCGAGCCTCAAGACCTTATCGTACCCTACGAAGCGCCTGATCTGTTTTCTGCTGAGCGAGTCACGCACGTTCTTAACATGAGCCGCAACGAAATCAAAAAGCAGCAGCTCAACGGGTTTTATGCCGATGTCGAGTTGAAGGGCGGTTCTATGACCGTCAGCCGAAGCGACATCGAGGAGCAGATTGATGAGATTGAGGGCATGGAGCCTTCGTATCAAGAAGACCGTGATCACGTCGTTTTCGAGACGCACACCATACTCGACATACCCGGCTTTGAGGACGTAGGAGAGGATGGCGAGCCTACAGGTTTGAAGCTGCCGTACATCGTCACAATAGACGAGCAGAGCCAGAGGGTTTTGTCGATCAGACGCAACTACATCGAGACTGACCCGCGCAAGGCTAAGATCAACTTCTTCGTGCAGTATAAGTTTTTACCGGGCCTTGGATTCTACGGTTTGGGTCTGTCGCACATGATCGGTGGCATCTCTAAGTCGGCCACGTCGATCCTGCGCCAGCTCATTGATGCAGGCACCTTGGCGAATCTACCGGCAGGCTTCAAGGCTCGCGGTATGCGTATTCGTGACGAGGACAGCCCACTACAACCGGGTGAGTTCCGAGACATTGACACCACAGGCGCGTCATTGCGCGAGAACCTGATACCACTGCCGATCAAAGAACCCAGCAACGTGCTTATGCAGCTCTTGGGGCTGCTTGTAGAGTCTGGTAAGCGGTTTGCGTCGATAGCTGACATGAATGTCGGTGATATGAACCAAGCCATGCCAGTGGGCACCACAGTGGCTCTGCTGGAGCGTGGCACCAAGGTCATGAGCGCGATACACAAACGCCTGCACTACAGCCAGAAGCTGGAATTTCAGCTTCTTGCCAAAGTATTTGCCGAGTATCTGCCACCCAGCTATCCGTATGTCTCGCGCAATGGCCCACAAGAAATTATGGGTCAGGATTTTGATGGCCGAGTTGATGTCATCCCTGTATCAGATCCCAATATCTTCAGCCAATCACAGCGCATCACAATGGCTCAAGAGCTGCTAACGATGGTGCAATCTAACCCTGAGCTACACGGGCCACAGGGCATCTATGAGGCGTACAGGCGCATGTACTCGGCTCTCGGCGTTGATGATGTGGACAGCCTCATACAGCCGCCAGCCCCGCCACCACAGCCAATGCCGGTTGATGCAGGCATAGAAAATAGTGGCTTTTTGATGGGGCAACCAGCGCAAGCGTTTGAGCCACAGAACCATCAGGCTCACATCGATGCTCACAGATCGTTGTTTTTGACCGACGTGGTTAAGCAGAACCCGCCGCTTCAGGGCATGGTCATTGGCCACATGATGCAGCACTTGCAGTTCATGGCTGGTCAGATGGTTCAAGACCAGATACCGCCAGAGCTGAACCAACAGATGCAAGAAATGCAGGCCGCGCAACAGTCAGGACAGGTGCCCCCCCAGCAGCTCCAACAGATGCAAAGCCAGATTCAGATGCAAATCGAGCAGATATCATCGCCAGTGTTGGCTCAATTGACGCAAGAACTGCTTGAGTCGATTGGTCAGGGCGACGAGACAGATCCTCTGGTTCAGATTAGACAGCAAGAGCTTATGCTGAAAGAAAAGGCTATTGATTCTGAAAACGAGCAGTTTGAGGCCAAGCAACAGCAACGTGCTGAAGAGAAGCTGCTGGAAACAGAGATTGCCAAGCAGCGCCTTGGCATCCAGAAGGAAGTTGCGGACGATAAGCTTGATGTGGCACTTCGTCGCCTAGAGCAACAAGCGGAGCTGAAGCTCCTAGACATGCAAAACAAAAACATGGGAGGCCGATAATGGCTGATTTGATTTCATCAACAAGTTATGTGCGACAGCGAATCGAAGAGCTGCGCGAAAGCAAAAGGCTTGCTAGGCAGGTAGAAATGGCTTTGGCAGAGAAGAAAGCTGAAGATGCTGCTGAGAAGAAAAGAAAGAGCGATGCTCGGATTGCTGCAAAACTAGCAAGGATTGCTGGGGAAGAGCCGCCTGTAATTGAAGAGCCAGCGGTTGAAGCAGTGGTCGCTGAAGAGGTTCAAGAAGAGCTTGTTATCGAGGAAGAGCCTATTATCAAAAAAGCGGCTAAAAAGGCCGCTGTGAAGAAAGAAACTGAAGAAAGCGAGGAAGACTGATGAAAGATATGAGCAGAATCAAGAAGGTTGAGTCACCAACTAAAAGCATCAAATCTGGCCCTACATCGCCTGAGTTGATTCGTCGCACGATGGGCGGTGAAATCAAGGTAATCAAGGCTCGTGGTGCCGGTGCTGCAACCCGTGGTTTTGACTTCCACGAGAAAGTTTAGTGGATGATATTGATCTTGGGTCGCGCTTGAAGCGAGTCATGGCTGAGCGGAAGGAATTGATCCGTGAGGTCATGATGGACGGTATGCTCAAAGATATAGAACATTATAAAAGTTTGCAGGGCGAGCTAACTGTTATAAACTTGGTCGAGGAAACCATTAAAGAGTTCTATAAGGAAATCTAAATTGACTACCCCGACTACGGAATCCGCTTACGTTGCAAGCACGGAGCGCGTTCTTGACCCCACCTTGCTTGATAAATCTGCTTTAGAGCGTATGCCAGACCCTACGGGTTGGCGCATGTTGGTGCTGCCTTACAAGGGCAAAGCTCAGTCTGATGGCGGTATTCACCTATTGAAAGAGACTGTAGACCGTGAGGCACTTGCCACGGTTGTGGCATATGTTGTAAAAATGGGGCCACTTTGCTACGGCGACACGGAAAAGTTTGGCGACACGCCTTGGTGCCAAGAAAAGCAATGGGTTCTGATCGGTCGTTACTCTGGCGCTCGATTCAAGTTAGAAGACGGTGGCGAGGTCAGGATCATCAATGATGATGAGGTTATTGGCACAATTCTTAACCCAGATGACATAGTGAGTTTCACATGATTGAGAACCAAAACGCCCAGCAAGTCGAAGAAGAGCAGGTCTCTATTGAGGTCACAGAAGATCCAGTAGAAACCACTGATTCTGGCGACGAGCTTGAGAATTACACCAAATCGGTTTCTAAGCGCATCAACAAGCTGAATGCTAAGCACCGCGAGGCAGAACAGCGAGCGCAGCAGCTTGAGCAGATTGCTTTACAAAAAGAGGCAGAGCTTCAGCAGTACCGGCAGTATTCGGCTCAGCAGTCAAATCAAGTCTTGGCGAAAGAAGAAGAGGCTTTGGTATCGAAGGAGTCTCAAATTGATGACGTGTATCGCAAGGCTGTTGAGAGTGGCGATTCAGACCTTATAACAAAGGCGGCAAAGCTCCAGAGCGACATATCTATTCAAAAAGAAAAGCTGCGTGTAGCCAAGGCCAGACAGCAGGCCGCAGTGCAAGAGCAGGCGTATGTGTCGCAAGGCAATGAGCAGGTTGTGCAACAGGAGCAATACCAGCAGGCTGAACAAGAGGTTCAGCCGACAGAAGATGCTTTAGAATGGCATGAGCGCAACCCTTGGTACGCCAACAAAGACGATGAGGACGATATGAAGGCGACTCAGTACGCCTACTACGTCCACTACAACCTAGCTAACGAGGGCTATGATGTTGGCTCAGATGAGTATTACGAGGAGTTGGACAGCCGTGTAGGTACGGTTTATCCTCACACTAAATCCGCTAATAGTGGATCTAAGACCGTTCAAAGTGGAAGCAGACCCGCTGTGCAAAGAGTCGCTTCCGCCTCCCAAGGAGGTCGGTCAAAAACACAAGGCAAAAAGAATGGCGTGAGCTTTTCTAAGTCAGAACTAGAGCGTCTCAGAGGTCTCAAGCCGCACAATATGTCTGAAGAGGCATGGTTGCAGCGAGTAGCCAAAGAGAAGCAAAAAATTGCAGCAAGAGAGGCAAGCTAAAATGGCGGAAACAAAAGCAAGCGCACGTTCATCCCGTGATTCGCAGTCACACGATAATCAGACTCGCAGAAAACCATGGCGACCTGTTCGCTCATTGGAGACTCCCACACCACCGCCGGGTTATACCTATCGGTGGATCAGGGAGTCGATGTTGGGACAAGAAGATCGAGCTAATGTCTCGCGTCGAATTAGGGAAGGGTGGGAGCTCGTAAGAGGGACTGATCTTCCTGAAGAATGGCGTTCTTTACCGACGATGGACAATGGGCGGCACGAAGGCGTGGTTTACAACGAAGGGTTGCTATTAGCGAAGATCCCTAACGAGACGGTTGAAGAGCGGAGAGCCTATTATCAGGCTAAAAGCAAAGAGGCCACTGATGCGTTGGACAACACCATGTTCAACGAGACCCGTGGTGATAGCCGTTATGTTAAATACGATCCTCAACGCGATAGCAACGTCACATTTGGACGTAGATAGAGGTAATTACAAATGGCGAATAAAGACGCTGCATTTGGAATGAAGCCGGTCAGAATGATCGGTGGCGCACCTTATTCTGGTGGCTCAAGTCGATATCGTATTGCTGCGAACTATGGAACATCCATTTTTCAAGGCGATATGGTCGCTCAAGTCACTGGTGGTACGGTGGAAGTTCACGCTGACGGAGGCACTGTGCCTATCGTTGGCGTTTTCAACGGTTGTCAGTACACCGATCCGACTTCGGGCGAGCAGGTGTTCAGCAACTACTACCCTGCAAGCACCAACGCTTCAGACATCATCGCTTTCATCATTGATGATCCGAATGTTGTTTACGAAGTGCAGGCTGATGACACATTCCCGGTCGCTGATCTTTTCGGCAACTTCGATATCGTGTACACCAGTGCTGGCAGCACACAAACTGGCATTTCGGGAGCTGAGCTGGACGTAACCACTGGTGCGACAGCAACGACCCTGCCAATCAAGGCGATTGACATCTCGCAAGACCCGAACAACGACGACGTTGCATCGGCGAACACTAACGTGTTGGTGGTCATTCAAAACTCAATCTTCGGCGTTAAAGGCGCTGGCTTAGCATAGGGAGTTAAATAATGGCTATTTCAAGAGCACAACTAGCTAAAGAGCTAGAGCCGGGTCTGAACTCGCTTTTTGGCATGTCTTACGACAGTTATGACCGCGAGTACGAAGAAATCTTTGCTATCGAAGACTCACAGCGAGCCTTTGAAGAAGAGGTTTTGATCACTGGTTTCGGTGGAGCACCGACCAAAACTGAAGGCCAAGGCGTACAATTCGACAACGCTTCTGAGTCTTATACCGCTCGTTACACGCACGACACCGTTGCGTTGGCTTTCGCTTTGACCGATGAAGCCGTAGAGGACAACCTTTACGACTCACTGGGCAAGCGATATGTGAAGGCTTTGGCCCGATCTATGGCTAACACCAAGGAAGTAAAAGGCGCTGACGTATTGAACAATGCGTTTGATACCAACTTCACTGGCGGTGACGGCGTAACATTGATCAACACGGCACACCCTCTAGCGGGTGGCGGCACCGCTGCAAACCGTGCGACATCAATGGCTGACTTGAACGAAACGTCTTTGGAAGATGCGCTGATCGACATCAGCACGTTTACCGATGACAAGGGTCTAACGATCTCTGTTCAAGCTACCAAGCTGGTTGTTCCGCCTCAGTTAGTGTTTGTTGCTGACCGTATCCTGAACTCAACTTTGCGTTCTGGTACTGCCGATAACGACATCAACGCTGTACGCAACACGGGTGTATTGCCCGGTGGCTATACGGTCAATCATTACCTGACTGACCCTGACGCCTTCTTCCTGCTAACTAGCGTTACTGACGCTGGCGAAGGCTTGAAGATGTTCCAGCGTACTGCGATGGAGACCACGATGGAGCCAGACTTTACGACTGGCAACATCCGTTACAAGGCCCGTGAGCGTTACAGCTTCGGCTTTAGTGACTGGCGCGGCATCTACGGCTCACAAGGCGCGTAGATACCAAGCAAAAAGAAAGGGGGCTTATGCCCCCTTTTTTTGTGCCGCTTATGCGGCCTCCTCGTCTAGATTGACGGCCTTGGTGGGCCGCTTGTAGAAACCAAACTTGTCATCGTCACGCGATGGCTCAACCGCCGCCATGAAGGTGACTCGCGCTCCGCGACTAGCGTGTAAGCTGCTAGGAATGCTGCCCCACACCTTGAAGCCACGGTCATCCTTGACCAGCATCTTCCAAGTGTCGCCGTAGTAACTTTCTTGCAGTTTGATAGCGAGAATTTCGCCAGTGATAGCAACGCGACCAGTCGGGCATGGCTCAGCGGCATCTAGCTCAGCTTGTTCAGCAGCGCGTTGCGCTGCGGCGGCTGCAACCTTCGGAGCCTCAAGGTAAGACTCGATAGCGTCAGCCACGTCCTTGCAACGCTCGTCAATGTAGACGTACACCATTTGGTCGCCATCACGATCCTCGAAAGGCTTGCCGGTGTGAATGCCAACAATGCCCGACAGCGCCTCGATGACGGCATCAGCTCGCTCGACGGTTATGTAGGTGACGCGGCGTAGCGGGGAGCCAGTACGTTTCTCAGCGTAGTCGCTGCAAAACAGCTTGATCTGCTTGCTCCAAGGCAAAAATTCTCCAGCCATGAACACACCATCAAGCACGGCTTGCTCCTCGCCGTCAGAGTTGTAGAGACACCATTCCCAGTAGTAGTTGTCGCAAGGCGCGTGCATACCAGCGGCGCTGACCGTTGGCTCCATGCCGTGGTTCGTGTCGTGGTTCTTTTGTATGCGAGCGTCTCGCGCAGCTCGTGCTGCCGCAGATCGAGCGTCGAACTGCTCGATGCGAGTGGTTACGGTTTGAACGAGTTGTTGTAAATCTTTCATCATCATTTTCCGTTGTTGTTGGCGTTTATTATAATGATTCCGTGTCGATGTGCAACTATTTATACACCAAAAAGTGCAAATAAATGAACTTTTTTTTGGTAGATCGTTGGCATACACTGAGGCTCTGAGATAAACCCAGCCCCAGCGACTGGCTCAGCAGACGTTACGAAGACTCTGGGGCGAATCCTTTCGTAAGAGGTAATACCATGTCACAGACAACATTTTCAGGCCCAGTCAGATCGCTGGGCGGCTTCATCACCGCAGGCGTAAACAGCAGTGTCAGTCTGTCCGCAGACACCACGCTGACCGTGGCGGCTCATGCTGGCAAGATCATTCTGCTCAACGATGCAGACGGCAAGTTCACTTTGCCAACAATCGATGCAACCACACCCGCAGATCCAACGTCGCCAAACCAAGGCAACAACATCGGCGCGTCTTTCTTTTTCTACATTGAAACCGCAGCCACTGACTTGGATATCAAGACCGATGGCACCGACAAGTTCAAAGGCGCAGCTATGGTTGCTGTAGATGACGGCTCTAAAAAAGCTTTTTTCCCAGCCGCATCAAATGACGTAATGACCTTCAATGGCTCAACCAAAGGTGGTTTGGTCGGTAGCGTCATTCAGGTGACTGCAATCGACTCTATAAGCTACCTCGTTCATAACACTTTGTTACTTGGTTCAGGAACGATTGTTACGCCTTTCGCTGACGCTTAATCCACAAAATAGGAGATAGGCAATGGCAGATGCAGTAACAAGCCAAACCATTCAAGACGGTGAACGCAAAGCCGTCTTGAAGTTCACCAATGCCTCTGACGGCACGGGTGAATCGGCAGTCAAAAAAGTAGACGTTTCGGCACTGACCAGCAACTCGGCTGGTTTGTCATGCAACCGCGTGACGATCAACAAGATTTGGTGGCAGTGTACCGGGATGTCAGTCAAGATTGAGTTTGACGCAACCAGCAACGTGTTGGCTATCGGACTTAGCGAGGATAGCAATGGATATCACGACTACAGTGATTTCAGTGGCATACCAAACAACGCTGGCTCTGGCATCACGGGCGATCTTGACTTCACCACTGTTGGTCACGGCAGCGGTGACACTTATATGATTGTGTTGGAATTGATCAAGTCTTATGGCTGATACAAGCGACGTAAAGAGAACGAAGTCGGGCAGACTCATCTATCGAGGTGAGTCTTTCCCCGGCTATAACCAGCAAAAAAGAACGCCCGGTGAGAACAAGAAGTTCGCGGTTCTAGCCAAAAAGGGCGATCAGGTAAAGATTGTGCGTTACGGTGATCCGAACATGGAGATCAAGCGCGACAATCCAGAGCGTCGGCGCAACTTTCGTGCTCGCCACAACTGCGATGCGGTTCAGAAGAAGAAGGACGTATTCGCAGCTTCCTATTGGTCGTGCAAAAACTGGTGATTTGATATGACTGTAATGTTCATGACCGACGCTGGTCGTAAGACTGGTGATTCTAAAATTGACAGATTGGCGATGGAGTACGAAGACAAGTACGGCCAGCCTTTAACCGACGCTCAAATAGAAAGATTAGACCAGCTTTCTGGCTCCTCAGAATACGGTAATTATGCGATTGATACGTCAGGTTTTGCATCTGACGCGCCTTTTGGGAGTCCTCAAAGGGAATCTGAGCTTAATGCGTACATGAAAAATTTGCAGGACGAAAGAAATGCAAAGCGAGCAAATTTTACACTGGAAAATTTAGGCATTTCACCTGACCAGACTGGCTCACTTACACGGCCCATGGCTCCCCAAAATCCGATGCAGGGCGGTATCGGCGGTTTACTTGAGGCGCTCCAAGGGCAAATGAAGCAGATACCAAAGCCGCCAACCCAAAACCGTGGGATGGGTGATATACAAATCTCTCCGATAGAGCGAGGGCCAGACCCAAGGCTCATGGGCAACATGAGCTTTATAAATTTTGGTTCGTTGCCATTTGAAGAGCGCCTAAGAATTCGTCAAGAAGGTCTGAAAGCTATAGAAAATGAAGCTATCGGCTTACAACCCAAGCTGCCACCACAAATGCCAGACATGATGCAGCAGCTTCAAGAAGCGCTTAGGCAGAAGCAAATGGGTGGCGCTCGACCTAGACCGACGCCTACACCCCGTGGAGGCCCACTTGACTTGGGCGATATGATTGGAAGGCTTCAACAGCAAATTGAGCAAAGACGAGAACCGCCCCCCATGCAACAAAGACGAAGACCCCGTGGAGGTTTGTTTTCTCAGCTAAGCAGGAGCATCCCGCAGGATAGAAGGGAGCAACGTATTTTTGCTGGTTTAGCCGATAAGATTCCACAAGATCGAAGAGTCAAGCCGATGGGCAGAAGCTTGTTGACGAAAGGCAGGGGTCGCCCAGACATGGAAGAGATTCGCAGACAAGTTATGCAAGGCATTAACGTGCGTGGGATTAGAATGTAATGGCTGAATCCAATGACCTACAGGCTGCGTTAGACGAGTACGGAAGCTCAGCTTCGCCATACTCGGCTTTAGATCGGTATTTGATGCAGCAGCCCGTCTACGACAGAGGGCCAAGGGAAGCGCCAGCAGCGCCCACTCTGCGTACTTTGGAAGCTATTACGCCCGACACTGAAGACATGCTGGCAAGCCAGTATGAGCGGATTATGGAAGAGCAGCGAGCCGCTGATGAAGCCGCTACCGCTGCTCGTCAAACCGAGATTGACAGTCTGCGAGACTTGTTGCGTCAAGAGCTATCTACCTCAGAAGACGCTGCATTGGCGCAACGCTCTGATATTACGAAGGCGCTCGAAGGCCGTATTGCGGACATGCAAAAAGAGGTTGACGCTGAGACACTCGATCTGCGCCAAGCCGGTTTAGATGAAAGAGCGGCTCTGGCTCGTCAAATAGAAGAAGGCGACAGACTGGTTCGTCAGGCTCAAGAGGCTGCGATTGGGGATTTGAGTGACCGTCAGGGTTCTTTGATGGGAGACTTAAAAGGGCGGATAGCTTCTCTTTCTGGTGATTTATCTGACATAAATAGCGTCATTGACGAAAATTACTCTGAGCTTTTGCAGATGCAGGAGTCATCCGCAGGGGCTACGCAAGATCAAATTTCTGGCATCTCGCAAGAGCTAGAGTCGCTCGGCGGTACGCAAGACGAAATTAGTGCGCTCAATCAGCAGCTCGAAACACTGTATACAGACGTAGAGTCTGGTAACGCAGCCCAGTCTGAAACGATTAGGAATGAAACCGCGAACTTGATCGCTGGTTTGGAACAGCAAATCGGTGGTTTGGCAGACAATCTTGGTGCCTTGCCGATAGATGCAATTCAGTCACAGCTTGCTTCTGTGAACGACCAAACAGCTCAGTTTCAGCAGGCGGTGGATTCCGCTACAGGGCAAAGAGCGGAGCTGGCCTCGCGCATTGACGCTTTACAAGCCGCTGGCTTGACGCAAGACGATTTAGCCGCAGCGATCAACCCGATATCTCAGCAAAGGCAAGAAGCAATCTCCGCTGCTGTGAACCCAATTCAAGCTCAAATAGAGGCGCTTCGAGGTGAAATACCTCAACAGGTAGACACCGAGGCGCTACGCAAACAGATCACCGATGACATCATGGCTCAGATGGCGAGCCAACAGCCTCCTGCAACCACGACTCCGCCAATCACGGTTGGCTCTGCCGAAGGACAACAAGGTATCGTCGTTGAGCCAGAAGGCGATATATATTCTAATCTTGGCCCATCATCATCGGAGGCCGCAGGGTTCAATCCTTACGGCGGCGGCTCCGCAGCCGCTATGAACGTGTCGGACGGGCAAGCAGACGCAATGGGATTGTTTGATGATTCAGCTCCCACTGGCGGAAGCTTGAGAGCAAGAGGCCAGCTCGGTTATCAACGACGCGATCAGTTTGACCCAAGGGGTCAGCAACAGTTTAATCAAACACCGGGCGTGAGAGACACCGTGGCTGTTCCGACCATGCGAAGCAATCAGATGACTGGCCGAGTTGGTGACTTTATTCCAGATATGCGCGACATAATGCAAGTAGGCCAGTGAGGTATATGTAATGGCTAGTGATGTACCAAAGAACGTAGCGAACCCTTCTCTTTACAAGAAGGCGAGATCTATGGCGAAAGCTAAATACGACGTTTGGCCTTCTGCGTATTCGAGCGGATATATGGTGAAAAAATACAAAGAGATGGGCGGAACATACAAAGGCGCTACAGGCGGTGAGGTGACTCTCGATCCGAAGAAAAGCGATCTCGACAACGACGGTAAGCTTAGCGGTTACGAGCGCAAGCGTGGCACCGCGATAGCCAAGAGCATGGCAAAGAACATGAACATGGGCGGGACTGTGATGGTTCAAAGCCGTGGTTGTGGTGCTATCATGCCCAACAAGCAAAAGAAGACGAGAGTGCCCCGTGGCTAAGCCCAGAGGCGGTCTGAAGAAGTGGTTCGGCAAAGGCAAAGGTGGCAACTGGGTTGACATCTCAGCGCCCAAAGAAGGCGGTGGCTTTGAAAAGTGTGGTCGCAGTAGCGCCAGCGATTCTGATCGCGGTTACCCTAAGTGCGTACCCGCAGACAAAGCTGCAAACATGAGCAAGAAGCAGATTGCTTCAGCGGTTCGCCGCAAGCGATCAAAGAAACAGGGTGTTGGTGGCAAGCCTACCAATGTCGCAACTTTCGCTAAAGATGGAGGCGAGATCATGAGAATGAAGAGCAAGATGGGCACGAAGGGCGGCGCAATGGGCGGCAAGAGAAAGATGAAGATGCCCGGCGGCATGAAGAAAGGCGGGTCAGCCACGAAACCCAAGGGCATGGCCAAAGGTGGTGCCATGCAACCCAAGGGCATGGCTAAGGGTGGTGCCATGAAAGCCGAGGGGATGGCTAAGGGTCGAGCTGCAAATGGCGGTATGAGAAAGCCTTCTAGCAAGAACAGTGGTTTGTATGGCCGTAAATAGTGGCTTATCTTCAAAGCAATATCCCACACTTCAAGGCGTGGGTTAGAAGAGAGTACACGGTCAACCATGAGCGATACCACGGCGAGTTTTTACACGCTATGGTTATCGCTGTGACCACTATGCCGACAAGGTGCTTGAGCTTTCAGGTCATTTTTACGGGCGCTGAGACTTACGACGATGACGAAGAACCAAACGTACATGGCGGCGCTATGTGGGCGAGGATGCCCATTACGGCGCTGGTTGCCGATACGCCCTTGGAAGATTGGCCTGAACCAATGCCAGTTTGGGCCGCGCAGCCTTGGGACTGTTCTTCTCACAACCACTCTGTTTATGTCTTAGATCGCGCAACACCGTGTCCTTGGCTTGCCAAGATTGATGGCGAGTTCTACCCAGCAAAGTATTATTTCACCGTCGATTATACTGAAAATGAAATAGCGGATGACCCAGCGCAGCACAAGCAGAGCCATGTTTTGGAGCTACTTGACGCTGGTAAGTGGACTGGGAACATTGTGGCTTTGCCGAATAACCGTGTAAGGGTGACACACCCAGCGTGGTTTGAGACGGGCGACGGTGCTCCAGACTTTAGGCCAAGCCAGCATATCCATTACAGTAAAAGCGACTTAGACTACACTCTTGACGTGAATCAGGTTTTCGACAACCTATACGCAGGTAAAAAAGATGGCCGTAAGCGGAAGTAAGGACTTTGAGTTAGACGTAGCCGACTACGTTGAAGAAGCGTTTGAGCGTTGTGGCTTAGAGCTTCGCACGGGCTACGATTTGAAGACGGCCAATCGTTCACTCAACCTGATGCTTGCAGAGTGGGCTAACCGTGGCTTAAACCAGTGGACGATTAACCAAAAAGTCTTGGCTATGGTTAAAGACACCACCTCCTATACGATTGATGCAACCAACCCCACGGCAACGATTGACGTGCTGGACGTGTTTATCCGTGAGACCTTGGGCGGTGTATCAACAGACGTACCGCTCACTCGCATGTCGCGCTCGGAGTACGCCAACCTGTCCACCAAGACAACCACTGGCAAGCCAAACCAGTACCTTATTGACAAGCAGATCAGCCCAACCATCACGGTTTGGCCTGCGCCAGACCAAAACTCAAAATACAGTTTGTATCTAAACGTGCTGAGCCGCATAGATGATGCAGATGCTGGCGCAAACACCTTGCAAATACCGTTTCGGTTTTACCCGTGCTTGGCCGCAGGTTTGGCCTATTACATCGCTCTGAAGCGAGTGCCAGAGAAAGTTTCCATGCTCAAACAGCTTTATGAAGAAGAGTTTGAGCGAGCCTTGAGCCAAGACCAAGACCGGGTGTCGTTCAGAGTCGCACCTGATTTGCGCGGATACAATCTAGGCTAATGGCTTTTGCATCCAACAAACGCGCTTATGGCATCTGTGACATCACGGGTTTTCGCTACCGCCTGCGCGACATGAAAATGACTTGGGACGGCTTGCTGGTTGGCCCAGACCAGTGGTCGCCAAAGCACCCGCAGCTTATGCCTCGGCCAACGCCCATAGATCCACAGGCTTTGCAGGTCACGCGGCCTGATCAAGCAGCCGATGGCAACGACAACAATTTCTTTACTGTCTACACCAACGTGGGAGATGGTAAATTGGGCACAACTTTGCAAACTTTTGGACTTACTGTTAGTGTTGGCACTGTGGAGGTAACAACGTCATGAGCTTCACACTGGCAACACTAAAATCGACTGTGCAAGATTACTTGCAGGTCAATGAGACCACGTTCAACAACAACCTGAATACGTTTATCAAGGAAGCCGAGAGCCGCATATTCAAGCTGGTTCAGCTTCCAGAGCAAAGAAAAAATGTGCAGGGTACGTTGACGGCGAGCAACCGTTTCTTGGCTACGCCAAGCGACTTCTTTGCTCCATTCTCATTGGCGGTTATTGACAGCAACAACAAGTACCACTATCTGGACTTCAAGCACCCGTCATTCATCAAGGAATTCAGCCCCACCACCACAACGACTGGAAGGCCGAAGTATTATTCCCTGTTTGACGAAACAGCTTTTGAGCTGTCGCCTGTGCCAGATTCTGGTTATACGGCGGAGTTGCATTACCTGTTCAAGCCAGCGTCTTTGACGGTTGGGAGCGATTCAGGTACGACAATTCTGTCAACGGATCACCCTGATCCCTTGCTTTACGGCACCTTGGTAGAGGCTGCTGTGTTCCTAAAAGAAGCTCCTGACGTGATAGCCAACTTCGAGGCTCGGTTCAAGGAAGGTGTCGCTCGGATGAAGAATCTGAGTGAAGGCCGTGGAACCAGAGACGAGTATCGATATGACTTATTGCGTACAGGGGTAACCTAATTGGAACCAATCAAAGAGCTTGAGGGCAAGAAAGTAGCGATCATCGGTCTGGGAGCCTCTCAGATCGACTATGTTATCGGCAAAGAGAATAGCGTCGAGTGGGACGAGGTTTGGGTGATTAACTCTGCCCTGTCGGTTTTCGACTGTGATCGCGTTTTTATGCTCGACCCTGCCAGTCGATTTTTAGATACCGATGATGCAGGCAACCAAACGGACGTGATGCGAAAGCTCCTGCCTACGTTTGATAAGCCGATATACACCTGTGAGCTAGATGAGCGCGTACCTGCGCTGGTTGAGTATCCGCTTGAAGAGGTCATCAAAGACCAACGCTGCGCCTACATGAACACGACGGTTTCTTATGCCTTGGCGTTTGCAGCGTGGAACAAGGTGGGCGAGGTCGATCTGTTTGGCATGGATTTCAGTTACAAAAACAACCTGCACTTCGCAGAGGCTGGCAGAGCCTGCCTTGAGTTTTGGATTTGCAAAATGATCGCCTTGGGAGTCAAGGTTGGCGTAAGCCCTAGATCGTCTTTGCTCGATCAGAACGTGCCGATAGAGGAAAGGCTCTACGGCTATCACCGACTACCCAACCCCAAGATAGCGATGCCAAATCCAGAGGGAGAGTGGGTGGTCTGCAACCGCTCAGAGCTGGCGCAGATGGTCAAAAAGCACAAGTTAGAGACGGTGGAGCTGCCGTCTTCACCTGAACCGTATAAGGGGTAGTTATGTCGCAAGGTAGAGTAGAGCTGGGTCAGGTCATGGTTTCGACGACTGAAAACCGTGGGCATGACGTAGAGTTTTGGGCAAGGGAGACCACTAAGAAGATTTTAGGTATATCAGCAGAAGCTGAGCCGCACATTCGATTGCAGGCCGAGGCTTTCCGCAACCATATTTATGCGATAATCTTGGCAGGAATGAAGAACGCTATTGCTTCTGACAGGGTAACCATTCGCGGTTTGCTTGCGTCTCAGGGGCATGAAGACATGGCAAAGATAATCAAGGAGCTTTGATATGGCCATCACCTCTGCAATCCCTACTAGCTTCAAGCAAGAGCTTTTGGTTGGAACTCATAACTTTACTGCCACTAGCGGTAACGCTTTCAAGCTTGCGCTCTACACGTCAAGCGCAACCTTGGGTGCTGCTACGACGGCATTTACGACCACGGGGCAAGCCAGCGGCACCAACTACACTTCGGGCGGCGCGACGGTTACCTCCGTAACTCCAACCACTTCTGGCACGACTGCTGTTTGTGATTTTGCTGATCTAACCTTCGGCACGGCTACCATCACTGCACGGGGGTGTATGATTTATAACGACACCCAATCAGACAAGGCCGTTGCGGTCATAGACTTTGGTGGTGATAAAACCAGTACGGCGGGTGATTTCACCATCGTCTTCCCTAGCCCTACGGCTACCGGCGCGATCATTCGGCTGGCGTAATGGCTCATGCCGCTACAAACACTAGAGTTTCAACCGGGCATCGACAAGGAGGGCACCGACTACTCGGCTAAAGGCGGATGGGTAGACGGTAACCTCGTTAGATTCAGAAAGGGTCGTGTCGAAAAAGTAGGCGGCTGGCAAAAGCTCGGCACTAATTTCTATCTCGGCACGGGCCGTGCCCTTCATTCTTGGATCAGCCTTGGCGGTGTGCGCTACCTCGGCGTTGGTTCAACCTTCAAGTATTACATCGAAGAAGGTAACACTTACTACGATATCACCCCGATCAGAGCAACCACCTCCGCTGGTGATGTCACGTTTGCCGCAACTAACGGCTCGTCAACCATTACGATTACCGATACTTCTCACGGCGCGGTGACCAACGATTTCGTGACGTTCAGCGGAGCTGTCAGCCTTGGCGGTAACGTGACGGCAGATGTTTTGAATCAGGAATACCAGATATCATTGGTTACGGGTGTTAACACCTACGAGATAACCGCCAAAGATACGTCTGGCGCGACAGTCACAGCTAACGCATCGGACAGCGGCAACGGCGGTTCAAGCGTAGTAGGCACTTACCAGATCAATGTAGGGCTAGACACTTTCGTAAAATCGTCTGGCTGGGGCGTAGGCACTTGGGGTTCTGGTGGGTTTGGTTCTGCATCTTCAATCAGTGCGGTAAACCAACTCAGACTGTGGACGCACGACAACTACGGCGAGAACCTGATCATCAACCCTCGCGGCGCAGGCATTTATCGCTGGGTTGAAAACAACGGTACAAGCGTCAGAGCGTTGGAGCTTTCTGGTATCAGTGGCGCAAACCTTGTGCCTACCGTTGCGCTTCAGGTCATCACCTCAGAGACAGATAGGCATCTGGTGGTATTGGGTGCAGATCCGATATCAGGCAGCAGCAGGACTGGGGTCATTGACCCGATGTTAGTCGCTTTCTCAGATCAAGAGAACGAGCTGGACTTTGAGCCAACAGCGACCAACACGGCTGGTTCTTTGCGCCTATCTTCTGGCTCTTTCATTGTTGGCGGTATCAAGTCTCGGCAAGAGATCTTGATCTTCACTGACACCAGCCTCTACAGCATGAATTTTATCGGGCCACCGCTGACGTTTGCGATCAACCTGATCAACGAAGGGTCTGGCCTGCTATCGCCAAAATCTGCGGTAAACGCGCCAAACGGCGTGTTTTATGTCAGTAAAACTGGCTTCTATTTCTACAGCGGATCGGTGAAGCGCCTGCCCTGCACGGTTCAGGAATACGTCTTTGAAGACCTAGATTTGAGCCAAGCCTTCAAGTGTCATATGGGCGTTAATACCGAGTTTAGCGAGATATGGTTTTTCTATCCAAGCATCGAGGACGGCACTGGCGAAATCAGTCGATACGTTATTTACAACTACGAGGAAAACCATTGGTCTGTAGGCAATTTGGTGCGCTACGCATGGCTCGATGCAGGCATTGAGGATCTGCCGTTTGCGACTGCGACCACCAGCTCTCAGCAATGTGTTTTTGAGCACGAAACCGGCTTTGATGATTACGAGGATGCGATGACTGGCGTTTTCATTGAAAGCGCCGACTTAGACATCGGCTCTGGCGACTCGTTCACTTTTGTTAAGCAGATCATCCCCGACATGAAGTTCGTCACTGAGACGGGTATAAGCGTCAATCCTGCAATGAACATTGTGCTGAAGGGTAGAGACTACCCCGGTCAAAGCCTGACAACCGACTCCACTACGCAGGTCACGCCAACCAGCACGTTTGGCAATGTGCGTACAAGGGCACGGCAAGTTGCTTTTCGGTTTGAGAGTGATGATGACAACGCGGCTGCTGACCAGAAGGGCTACAAGTGGCGGCTTGGATCGACTCGTATTGAAATCCAGCCAAGCGGTAGGCGCGGATGAGCAAGCTGCTTGAGACAAGGTTGCCGTTTTCTCAAGGCGATTCTGTCAGTTCTGACACCTTTAACCGACTGGTTCGCATCTTAGAATTGAACCTTGGCTCGGTTGATTTCACGATATCCCCGCACTTCAACGCGACTGAAATCAGTCAGCTTCAGTTTGCAACAGGTAGTATAATCTTCAATACTACTAACCAAATACACCAAGCGTTTGACGGCACTGCTTTTCGAGATCTGTATAGCCATCAAACTTATCCGACGGGACTAGCGATCACCGCTGGCGTTGGGGCTGTCACTGTGAGTACACCGTAATGATGCAACTTCAAAATTCTTTAATGAATGTTTTGTCAGCCAAAAATAGGCAAGACGCTATGCAAGATAGTGTTGGTATGCTCCCCTCTTATCAGTCAGGAGGTCAAGTAGACGCGCCTGACGCAACCACCACCGAAATGCAGATGATGCAGATGCAGGCAGAGCAGGGCGTGATGGAAGGTGCAGAGGAAGACCCAAACGCATCGCTTGAGGAATACATCAACGCGCTCATGATGGAGCGTGATGCCACGCAAGACCCCTCAGAACGTGCTCAAATTGAGCACATGGCTGAAGCCGCAGCACTATCTACCGAAGCGCCTATGGCTGCTCAAGCGTTTGAGATTGCAGCTCAAGGCCGAGGTGAAGACACGGCGCTCGCGCATTTACGGCCCGGTGAGGTGGTTTTGCCACCTGAAATGTTTGAAGACGCGCAGTTTGAAACGATGGTCGAAAACCGTTTCAACGAGCTAGACCTTGACCCTGAAGCACACGTTGTTGGTTTGGGCATCGCAAGCCTGAACCCGATTACTGGATTGGAAGAGTTTGGCTTTTTCAAGAAAATTGCCAAGGGCATCAAGAAAGTCGTCAAAAAGGTCGTTAAGCCGGTTGCAAAAGTTGCACAGTTTATACCCGGCCCTTGGCAACCGATTGCTGCACTGGCAAACAAAGCGTTCACGGTTTATGACGTAGCCAAAGGCAGGGCCAACCCGCTTAGCCTGTTGACTGTGGCAGGGCCGCTGGCGACTGGTGGTAGTCTCAGTCAAAACATTGGAAACATCACAAAGGCAGGATCTGGCAGTTTTATTAGTGGTTTGGGTAAAGGGTTAGCTGGCGCAGGGGCTGGCATAAAAAGTGGCATCGGTAGCTTAATCAAAAACCCTATCGGCACTTTCACCGGCTCAGCGCCGGGTGGTGGTATTCCAAGCTTGCTAAAAACAGCAACTTACTCTGGTCAGCCGATGGCTCAAGGTGCTGCTGCAACGGGTAGCGTTCTTACTCCTAGCAATTTGCCCGGTGCTCCTACTGGAATGGTTGGGAAAAGCCTAAGTGCGTTAGCGGGTGCTAGTGGCGCAGGGATGACTGGCGCTCCCCAACAATACCAAATTCAATCTGGAGATACGCTATCTGGAATCGCCGCACAACTTGGCGTGTCGGTTGCGGATTTGATGGCACTCAATCCAAACATAACTGACCCTAATTTGATTATTTCTGGTCAGATGCTGAATGTGCCGGGCGGTCAAGTGCAAGCAGGCGCTAGCGGGTTCAATTTACCCGCAATACTGGGTGGAAGCGGCACTCCGGGGCAAAGCCGCCTTGGTCTGATAGAAGACTTTTTGAAAGGCAGGCCGTCAGACCCAGTGCGAGCAAGTGCCGGTCTTGGCAGTTTAGGTAATTTATTTAGCGGCAGCGGAACCGGCAGCAGCGGCGGTTTCGGGTTAGGTCAGCTAGGCGCTATCGGCGCTGCTGGCTTGCTTGGCAAGCTGGCTTATGACGAAGCCAAAGATAGAAAGGGCGTAGCCTTAACTCCGCTTACTCAAGAGGGATCAACTGGCCGATACAACATCGAAGCCGAAATTGCACGGCGCACGGGCCAGCCTGCACCTAACCCTGTTGAGTACGGTTTGTTACCAACGGGAACAATACCCACACTAAGTGGTGGTAGACCAACCCCAAGAGCCGAAGAAACACAGCAGCCAGTAATGACCGCACGGTATGGCGGCGCTGTCATGCCGATGGCTTACGCCAAGGGCGGTAACGTGGCCACAGAAGACTTTGAGCGCATGAACGGTGGCATCAACGGCGAGGGCACAGAAACCAGTGACGATGTGCCTGCCATGCTGTCAGACGGCGAATTCGTCATGACTGGGCAAGCAGTACGAGGTGCTGGCGCTTTTGACTTGTCCAAGGGTAAAGGCGGTATCATCACGCTGACACCAAACGGCGGCGAAAGCAGAGAAGGCGGCACAGCCTTGATGTATGAGATGATGGATTTGTTCGCTGAGTTTGCAGATAAGCCTAAATCAAAGAGGGCAGCGGCATGAGCATATTGACACCCGGCCAGCTTGCTAGGGTTCGTCGGTTCCAAGAGGGCGGCAGTACATCGCAGCCTTTTGTTGCAGGCGTAACCAAGACTGAGCAGCGCATCGATCCAATCACTCAGCAACTGCTGTTTGGTTTAGATGGTCAGGGTGGGTTCATCCCCGGCGCTTTCCGCGCAGCAGAGCGCACCTTCTTCGATGACCAAGGTCGCCCGATTGTCATACCCCAAGAGATCGCAGGCTTTAGCCCTGATCAAATCAGGGCGATGGAGTTGGCTAGAGCCAACATCGGCGTACAACAACCCTTCATCGACGAGGCGATGCGCCGAGGGCAGATGGGCATTGGATCAATTCAACGGGGCTTGGAAGAACAAGCTCTATCGTCGCAGAGGGCGCTAGAGGCAACCAGAGAAGGTTCTCGGTTTGCCCTTGACCAAAGAGACCGTGCGCTCATGGATGCGCTCAGAGGCACTCAGGAGGGCCGTGGCAGGGCTATATCGGCTGAAGAGCGGCTTCGTGGTGACTTGGGCGATTTAGCTCGTCGAGGTGTGCGCGACACGCAAAGATTTGGCATGGACTTGGCTCGCGCTCGACAGCAGGGTCGCAGAACATACGACGAGTTTGGTCGTGACATTACCGACACCGTAGGAATGAGCATGACGGAGGCGCAGCGCCTTCGTAGTGGCTTGGGTGAGTCTGAAGAGCTATTGCGAGGAACTGCTGGTGACTTCGATGTAGCTGAAGCTACGGCGAGATATCAAGATCCTTACGAAGATCAGGTCGTACAGCAGATGATCCAAGACGCAACCGAAGGTCTTGCTAAGCAGGACATCGGTGCGATTGCCAGCGATATACAAAGAGGTGGCCAGTCTGCATTTGGCTCCAGAGCGCGTCTGAGCGCCGAAGAGAGGGCGGAAGCCCTTGGTAGGGGTCTGGCAAAGAGTGTTGGTGAACTGCGCTCACGCGGCTTTCAGCAGGCTCAGCAGACGGCTATTAGCGAAGACGAAAGGCGGCGACAGGCTGCACGAACCGCATCGGCTGGTTTGGCAGGGCTGCGCGGTCAAGCCTATGGCGCAGGTCGTGATGTGACTGGTCAGCTAGGTCAAGCGGCACAAGCCAAGCTTGCGGCTGGCACGGGTTATGGAAACTTGCTTCAACAAACCGCTCAACAGCAGCTTGGTGCTCAGCAGCAGCTCGGCAGTCAGCTAGGGCAGATGGCGCAGCAGCGGTTTGCTGCTGGCACAGGTTTGGGCCAAGCACTGTCTGGTTACGGTCAGCAAAGCGCAGCGGCTAGACAACAAGCTGGTCAAACGGGCATGGGCGTAGCTGGCGCTCTTGCAGGTCAGTACGGTCAGATTGGAGCGCAGCAAGCGGCTGGCGGACAGGCTCTAGGAGCCGCCCAGACGGGTTATGGCGGCTTCCTGACTGGGTTAGGCCAGCAGGCCCAGCAAGCCGGTATGCAGGACGTGGCGAGCTTACAGGGCATTGGCGGCATGACTCAGCAGCAGCGACAGCAACAGCTTGACGCGCAACGTGCTGGTTTGTTGCAGGCTCAGCAAGCGCCACTGGCTCAGTACCAAGCCTTGATGCCATTCGTGCAAATGGCCCCAGCGGGTCAGACGCAGTTCCAGACACAATTTACGCCTCCACCAAATGCGCTTGGGGCTGGTCTTTCAGCAGGACTTGGAACACTTGGCGCGTTGGGTAACTTCTTCAACCCATCTACTGGGCTTTCAGGGAGTGGTAATCGGTAATGGCCATAAATAGGGCGCAGTTAGAGCAGCAGATTCAAAGCTTGAGCAATGGCGGGGAAAGCCAAAGCTCTATGGCGGACAATTACATTGCCGGTTTGAGGGGTGTAGATCGATCACCAGTAAGCTATGAAGAAGTTAAAAAAAGAGCTGATGAGCTGTACAAATACTTTCCTCAACCTAGACAGCCAAACATCTACGATTTAGCGAGTAGTCTGGCGAGAGGCATCGCTCAAAATGCTCAAAGCGCAAGACCAACAGCTCTAGGCTACGGCTTGGGACTTGGCTTTGATCTTTTTAACCAACAATTTCAAAAGCGCAGAGAAGAAGCAGATAAAATGCGGCGAGAGATGATGCTTTTAGCGCGGCAAGAGGTTGAAAAAGAAAAATCTGATGATGTTCGATTGCAAGAGGCTGGTTTAGAAGCTGCCTTTAAGTTGCAACTTGAGAGGCTCAAGCTGTCTGGTTCAGGCGTTTTTCAGGGTAAGGGCGATTTGGCCTCTGCCTTGAATTACATTTTGAGGGCGCAAGCAGATCCGAGACTTAAATTCGATGAAAACAACAACCTTCGACCAGAGTATGCTTTCGCAAAAGCCTTGGTCGAAAGGCCCACGCCGCGAGTCGTGCAAACGGATCAGGGGTCTGTAGTTGTACAGCTCCCCGGCTTGAATGTAGATCAAATTTTGGGTGAATCAACGTCTTCACCACAAGCCAGCTCTCCCACAGGGAGCGCACCACAAGGGTTTACTGACACGGGCCGCACCACGTCAGATGGTCGAAGAATTTTTCAAGACCCTAATGGAAGATTGGTGGTAGAGCAATAATCATGAGCGAAAACTTCAGACCGCTAACAGAAGAAGAGCAAAGACAATATCTTATTGACTCTGATAAACCCTCTCCAAGCCCGTCAATTCAATCCTTCGATATTGCAGGCTCTGAAAGGTTAAAAGACCCTTTTACCGTTTCCCAAAAACAAACTGCTGGTTACGCAGCACGAATGCAACGTGCTGTAGAGCAGATGGAGCGACTGGAGGATAGCGGTTTCGATCCTGTAAATTTCAAAGATTCCGTTCTTGTCGAATATGCACCTTTTATTCCTGATCTCGCAGAAAACTTTTTGAAGTCATCAAAATATCAACAGTACCAAAGAGCAATGACAGACTTTATCATGGCTCAGTTACGCGATGAATCTGGCGCAGCCATTTCTGCTGGTGAATTCCCATTAGCTTTTAGGATTTATATTCCACAGCCGGGAGATGGGCCAGAGGTAATTCAGGCCAAAAGAGAAGCCAGAAGGTCTGCTTTGAGTGCTATGAAGGCTGGCGCTGGCAAAGCGTTTGATCGAGCTTATAGCGAAACACAAGGGGTCACTGAAGGGCAAACGCCATCTTCAGAGAAAGCGTTGATGATTCTTTTGGAGCGAGCAAAAAAAGATCCTGAGCTGGCAGAAAAGTTAAGACAAAGGGGCTTGTTACCACAATGACGCAAACAGCTTTAGAGACCTTAAACGATGATATTTTGCTCGATATGGTTACCCCATCTGGAAGAGTCCCTGTAGATAACCAAAGTAGCTTGGGGTTCACTGACGATTTATTGTTGCAGATTGCCCAGAAGAAGCTTTCAAACTCAATAGACACCCAAAGCGGCGCACCCGCAAGTGTTCGGGCACAAGTGGCCGCTGCACAGACACCAAACGATAGGCTGTCAACGCTGCAAAAATTCTTTCCTGACGCCATTCCGATAGAGGTTTTTGACCCTGAGTACGGGGCGTCAAAATTTGGTAGAGGAAACTTTGTTTTTACCAATCCAGAAACGGGTCAGCTAACCCTGTTTGATGAAGATATTCGTTTGTTTGGTGTCCCTATACCTACACTGGGCGACATAGCGGATGTCGGCCCAGAAATTGCTGAGACCGTAGGCGGTATTACTGCTGGAACGCTTGCCGCTGGTGCGGCTGGAACAGCAACTTCACCCACCGTTGTCGGCTCCATACCTGCCGCTACAGCCGCTTTCATTGCTGGCGAAGGTATCGGCAGTGCAACTGCTAGAGAAGCTTACATCAGCATATTGGACTATTTTGGAGAAACCGAAGATAACCGCACGGGTTTAGAGCGATTGAGCGACTTTTCAACAACAGCGGTTTTGAATGCAGCGATGGGGCCAATCGTTAGCAAGTTGTTTGAGGGGGTGAAGTTTGTAGCCGGTGCGCCTATTAGGTATGCAAATAACGCTCTTTCTGTTCCTGCAAAAGAAGCTTACGAAAGGCTTGTTCGCACAGGTGTCACAGACCCAACCGTAGGGCAAGTAACATCCAGTCCTTTGGCAAATTTATTTGAAAATGCAGTTTTATCAAACCTGCCAACTTCTACCGTTACGATGCGACAGAACGCAGAGCAGACGATTCGGCAGATAGAAGAGGCGGCTCAAAAACTTACTGAAAAGTATGGCGGCGCTAGAACATCCTCTGAAGCTGCTGAGCGAGTAATGGGTGCTGCTCAAGCGGCACGGGACAGGTATGACGCTCAAGTTAGGGCTTTATACTCTGAGGTAGATGAGTTAATGCCCTTGAATGTAAGTTCGGATGGCAAAAATACGATTCAATTTGTTGAAAAGTATTTAGCAGACTCAAAGACTGCAACCGGCAAAGATGATTTAGACGCAGCGTTACGGTTGGCGGAAAAGCTGTTGCAAGACGCAAAAAATGGGGCGCTAAACTTCAACCGGCTACAAGCTTTCAGATCAAGCGTGATGAATACTGTGAGAAAAGCAGAGTCTCAAGGCGCGTTGAACAGCTCTGAAAGAAAGATAAAAGAGCTGATCCCATATATCACACAAGATTTAGACGATTTAGTTCAGCGTGGCGCTATGGAGGCATCTTTTGGCACTGGGGCCGAGGCAGGTGCTTCAGCTGCGGGTCGAACAATTTTAGATAAGTTCAAGGCCGCTAACGCTTTTGTTGCTGAAAACTCAAAGAAGGGCGGCGACATCGCCTTTGTTGATGCCACCATTCGCAAAGGTCAAGAAAGGGCAACGCAAGCCTTGAACTACGTTTTGTCTGGCGCACGGGACAGCGGAGATAGCATTGAAATTCTGCGAAGGCAATTTGACCCAGATGAGTTTAACGTCATATCTGGCTACATGCTTGGCAAAATGGGCACACCCACGCCCGGTCAAGCAGGCGCTGTTGAGTTGGGTGAAGCTGCTGCAATGGAAGGCAGAGATTATATATCTGCTTCTGGTTTCTCTCCCAGAAGATTTTTGTTCAACTGGAACAACTTATCGAAGGAAGCAAAGGAAGCTCTTTTTTACGGCACAGAGTATGAAAAGCTCGTACCTGCGCTAGACGATTTGACCTTTACTTTAGAAAGGGTCGCTAGAAACGCCAGCGATATGGCTAACCCATCTGGAACCGCGAGAGCTGTTGCTGCTATGGGTATGTTTGGCGTTTTAGGTGGAGATACTGTTTTTGGCAAGGCGTTAGGGTCAGACGGTTTTGAGTACGGTTTTGGCGGTTTAATTGGCCCTTACGCAGCCGCGAAACTTATGACTAACCAAGATTTTGTTAAATGGGTTTCAACAGGTGTAGAAAAAGCAGTTTACAACCCAAAATCTTTTGGTCAGCACGTCAGAAGGTTGTACCAAATATACGAGGTAAACCCAGACATTCGTGACGGGATAAAAGCCGTGCTGCATGGCATGACTCAAGACACGATTGAACCGTTGCCAAACGAGTCAAGTCAATCAGCGCCAAGTTTAGCGCCAAAAGATAATGAGCTTGGTTTTCGTCAGGTAGTGCCCAAAAGCACCGCAGACAAGATACTACCAAGCCGCATTGAGTCTTTAGAAAAAATGAACCAAGTTGCGGGTGCGCCACCAATGGCAGAAGAGATATCGATGTTTGAGCCTTTGCCTGAAGCTCAGCCGTCAACCCCCACAATGGGCCAGATAGACCCAGCCATGTCGCCTACTATCCTGCCATCAGACAAGGATAGGGAGCTTGCCATGCGCCTGAGAGGGCCGTTAGGCGGGATCGCTTCCCTCGCCTAGCATGGGAAGTTCTGGCTCGGCAGGGCTGGCGATGATCATTGCGCCACTGACATTCCAGTCAAAGTCGTAACCCATGTGAAACTCGCCCTCGAAGTCGATCATGAGGTTGCGGCTACAAAGCCGTAGTAGCGCCGCCTGTTGGTGTAGGGTCATCCTGCTGAACAGATCTATCACTTCTTCAGCGTTAGCCACGGGCCGATACGATTGCGGTACCTGAGCTGGTTTCTTTTTGAATATGTTTTTCAATGTCGATCCCTATCGAAAAGCTCGTCGTAACGGTCTTCAATCATTAGCTGTAACTGACTGATCAGGGTGCGGCGCTCTTTGCCGCAAATCTGTCGTAGCTTCCAGTAGGTGTCTTCGTCGATAGCGAGCGACTTGCGCTTGCGGTCATCACGATAAATCGCATCGACCTCCATGCCGTCCTCGTCCAAAACTTTTTCTTTTGCCATGATCATTTCCTGCAAATTATTGATGAAGTCTACAAGATTGTATAAGATTGTACAATGTATGAAGTAAAGAACTATATGCTGTCGATGCAGTCGCATTGGATGGTTAATCAGCCCCTGTACAAAGCCGTACAGGAAAGCGTACCGCTCATTGCAGAGTACCGCACAAGGGAGGGTGTAGAGCGGCTGGCTAAGACCCCAGTATCCCAGCTCTGCAAGCGCATCTTTCCCGACGTGTATCGGGTGCCCTTGTTTCGCAGGCAGTTCTGCAAGATGTTGGTCGAAGAGATCAAGCTGATGGAGCAAGAGATACCCTTCGTGCCCAATGATGACGAGGACGAGCTAAGGCAGATCCCAGAGATCGTGCTAAGGGATCATGTGCCAGAGCTGTACCGCACGATGTGGTTTGTCGTGCAGAACGTCTTGCAGCCGATCTTCTACAGCCTGTACCAGCGTGATTGCCATGACGTGGCTTCGATCCAGATAGCCAACTACAACCCCAAGGACAAGCAGAAAGGGGCGTGGCACCACGACGAGAGCGCCGACATCAGCGTTGTGGTTCCGCTGAACACCGACGAATACAAGGGCGGTGGCACTGAGTTTCACAATCATGGGGTTCTTAGTCCGTTGCCCAGCGGCCACGCGCTGATCTTTCCTTCCTTTACCAACCTGCACCGTGGCCTAGCGGTAGAGAGTGGCGACCGCTACCTGTTGGTTTTCTGGCTCTACAACAAGCGCCGACTCATCGATAACTACAACGAATTGGCATAAATTTGTAAATAATTGCATTTATTTGTAAATAAATGTGTACAACGACACGGGATTATGAGACTATATCTGCGTTGGGAGGATAACCCTCCCCGCTAACGGAGAAAGATGATGGAAAACGAAGCCAACAAAATCAAAAACCTTCTGAACGACATCGCTGCCATTCGGCACAGCGACGCGGTCATTAACGGCATGAACGCTAAGCGAGCGACACGCTGGACTCTCAAGATGGGTCATGGTTTGAAAGTGTGCGATATTGCTGTGGGCGTATTCAACGACTTGGGTCAAGTAGATCGCTGGGTGCGGGACGCAGTAAACCACGACGAGAACGCGAAGGTCGTGAGAGGGATTGAGGTCAAAGACGATGGCACGGTGGTGGAGATTTTCGACACCACGCCTCTTGAGCGACAGTGGGAGCTTGCGCGACTGAACCTAGAGGCGGTCATGACGGGCAGCGGAGGCTTGTTAAGCGACAAGCAGCACCGATTGCTGAAAAGCATCAACAGCCGAATCATCGAAGCGGAGGCCGCGTAAGCGGCCCTAACAAGGAGAACGTGATGACAGATTCAGTTTTGACATATCGGGATTGCTACGACCAGTGCAAATCCCTTGCCCTCGAAATTATCGAAGAGCACAAAGACGAGTGTAAGGAGATCGAGGACTTTATGGATAAGACATGGGAGTGGGTGGATCAACATGAGTGGGTGATCTATTACTACCGCGCACATCAGTTTCTCGCGGCTATTGATGGCCATTTGCGAGCAGAAGCCGAAGATACGCTTCAGGATATAGGCTCAACGCCAGAGTCTTACGACGATTACGCTAGTCAGCTCACATACTGGGCGATCAACATCTGGGTCTCTCGGTTTATCGAAGAGAGTCTTGAGTCGGCTACCGCCTAAACCTACGCCGTAGCTCGACCCTGCAAGCATTCAAGGCTTCGAGCCACTGTTTAGATTGATCCTCCCCAGCATCTGGATACGCAACCATCAAGGTTGCGTAATTCATCAGCATCTCCTGCACCTCACTGACCTTTTCTTTGCCCTCCAGCTCAGTCTTGAGTTCGGACAGAAAACTCACGGTCAACCCTTTTGCCTTTTCTGTCCTGCCATTCGCTTAGCATAGGCATCGAGCGGTTCACCAAACTTCTTCTCAAACCACTGCGCCCAAGTCACCCTACGATGCGGTGGGTTGTTTGGCGTGGCATGATTTTTGCGCTTCCAACACCATCGGGCAGCGTGATACTTGATGTCATCCGCCCATTGTTTCTCTTGCGCTTGCTCTTCCTCAGTTAAGGTCAGAAAGGCCAAACTCTTTGACTCCTTCTTGGTTGTAAGGCAGGTACAGGTCTTGCTCACGGCACTTGATGCCAACAGCCATCGCCTGTTCGTTCTGAGCATCGGCATACGCTATGGCTTCGTCCGACAAGGTATAGACACCAAACGGATAAGGGTGAGCCTTTTCCTGCGCCAAGAAGTAAAACTTCTCGGTGGGCAGCCCAACGGCTCGACAGCCAGCCAGATAGTACGCAGCCTGCTGATGGTATCTAAACGTGTTGATCGCGCTCCTGAAGCCCTTGGGAGAGGCGTCACGGCAGGTCTTGAGATCCCAGATGTCTGTGCCAGTGTGCCAGTCCAGCTTGCCTTTGCACGGCTGACCATTCCAGATCCAGCACAACGTCAGCTCTACCTTGTGCTCTGGCTTCGGAATAAAGTCAGAAACAACCTCACGGCGCTCCATGCAGATGTCGTACATATCCTGCTTGCAGGCAGTGCGATCACCCAAGTCTTCCAGCCATTCGGAATACTCCGCTTTGCCAACCTTGGTTCGCTTATCAACCGCTGGCTCGATGGCGAACTCGTCAAAGAATTTGTGGTGCTCCAAAAACACAGTGTGCTGCACCCTGCCTTCAAGCAGCGCGGGTGAGTTGTTGAACACTTGGTTTTTCCAAGTGTATGGACACTTAGCTATCGATGTCAGATCGTGAGATCGCCACGCAGGGATCGAGTCGTAAGTGGGGTAGTCGAGGTCTTCGTAAATACCTACTTTGAAATCCATCTTGTTCTCCTTAAAAAGCCCCAGCCTTCGGGCACACGGACTGGGGAACGTGCAGGAGAGAGGTTGTGTGGTCTCTCGGCCCTGTAAGATCCCGCCTTCTGGCTCAGCGGACGGGAACGCTGTTGGAGGGTCGTGATGGAACCCTTAGCCAAGACCAAATCCTATCAGCAAACCAGCGCCAAATGCTCCTATCACAGCATATGAGGTGAAGGTTGGCAGTCTGGCCGATTCAACCAGTCTGCGCGGACTCACAGCGATTCCAGACGCTTAATCTCAGCGTCGATGTAAAACTTGATCTTCTTTGCATCGCGCAGCCGATCACTGTGAGATGCCTGTCCGTAGCGGTAGGTGCCACGAAATATCTCGCCCATCTGAGCATTCATGTCCTTGAACGAGATCAGGTCTTGCAGCTCGGTAGCTTCCGCTGGCAGCTCGTAATATGAAGCCGTGCTGCCATCGCTCACGCTTACTACTGGCGCTATCTCTTCTAAACGCTTTTCAAGCGCCATTGGTTTCTCTTGACAGAACTCTTGCTTGATTGACCATGCCGTGCCGTAACTACACTTTGCCCACTCAGCAGCCTGCTTGGTTGTCGCATCGGGATTATCCTTGAAAAACTTACGCAGCTTCGCCGCTTTTGTTCCATTAGCCATGTCGCCTCCCTAAAACGGTATGTCGTCTTCAAAGTCATCGTCTGCCAAGGCAGGCGCTTCTTCTTGTTTCGGTTCTTCTGCTACTGGCGCAGGCTTGCCTTTGCCCTTCGCCATCGCTGCTTGCAGCTCAAAGCACGGATCGATTTGTTCTTTACCCGGTTCATCGCACCCACCGATCTGCCATTGCATGAAGCGGGGCAGTCCCTCGAAGATGTCGCAAGCTTTCTTGCTGGCTTCATCTGACTCGCCAGAGAACTCGCGGCAGTAGTCTTCCAGATCGAAAACCACCTGTTCGTTGACCGTTGGGACTTTCTTCGCACCACCATCAGCGCAAAAGACACCGACTACCTTGGCGTTGCCGCCACTGGTTAAACCGACATCGACCTTGCAGGTCGTGCCCAAGATTTTGGTCAGGTCAAACGACTTCAGCTCTTCCTCGGTGAACGATTTGTTGCGCCACGCCTGCAAGTGCTGACGCAGCTTGGCTCTTTCATTTAGAGACAGCGTGTACTGGCAATTGATCGACATAGGCCGGTCATCGTCCATACGAAGCTCTGACAGCTCCCAGAAGATGAATACGTTGTGGCGCTTATTCACTTCACCTTGGTACTCGTTCATTGTGGTGCCAGCGTCAACCAGCTTGTAGCAAATTGCGTTGTGAGTGCCCACTGGGACTTGCTCGAAGTCTCCACCGCCACCACCTGATGCTATGATTCCCATCGCGTTTTCCTTGTGTAATTGCAAAAAGGTGTACTATTATGCACATCTTGGAAAACGTGATGCAAGGAAAAATTACATGGGATTGAAAATAACCGACGGCAATCAGAAGGATTTCAGCAGGCCATTGAGCGGTGACATCCGCGCTGACTTCGAGTCTTTCTTAGCCGAGAACGGTATGAAGCCAGACAAAGATCTGGTGGTGGGTGGTGACATCGGCAGGGCTTACATGGACGTGGGCGGCAAGCAGAAGCTCGTCGGTTGGTATCAGGTTTGGCTCGATCAAGAGGTGCCCTTTGGTCGGTGCGGTGACCGCACAATCAGTAATGATGAACCGATAGCAAAGTGGAAGCCTGAGAACTCAGAGCGCCACCAGATGACGCCAGAGCAGCGAGAACAGATCAGGCAGCTAAGTGAGCAGGCTGCAAGAGAAAAAGAAGAGCGCCAAGCCAAGGCTGCGAAGCGAGCCAAGGAGCTGTGGGACAGCTATCCAGAAGCCACAGACGATAACCCATACTTAGAACGCAAGGGCGTGACCAACCACGGCTTGCGGCAGGACGGCGACAGATTGGTCATACCAGTGCTCGATGCCAAGCTGAAGATCGCAGGACTCCAGTACATTGATGACGCAGGCGGTAAGAAATTTTTGCCCGGCACCAAGAAGAAGGGGTCTTTCTTTGTCATTGACCCCGGCTCGATGCGTCAAGCGCACACCATCAACTACGTTGAAGGCTACGCAACAGGAGCCAGTTACTTTGCCGACTTGGGGCAACCCGTCGTGGTTTGTTTCGACGCCTTCAACCTATCCCCAGTCGCGGAAACTATCAGCGGCTACTTCCCACAGGCCAAGCACGTCTTCATTGCAGACTTCGATGACTCAAAGACAGGCGAACAGGAGGCGATCAAAGCCGCGCAGGTAGTGAGGCGTATCGGCGCTCAAGCCGAGGTGTTGATGCCGCAGAGCAAGGGCGACTACAACGACCACGCCATCGAGGGTGAGTTGATGCCTGAGCTGAACCATGTGGAGGTGCCAGCAGAGGTCGAGTGGAGTAAGTCGGAAAAGGGACGGCTGCTCAACGTCAAAGAGAATGTTAGGGCAGTGCTTGAGATCAACCAGATTGATTTGAGGTACAACGCCATCAAAAAGGATCTGGAAATTCTTATACCACACCAAGATTTCGTCGCTGATTTGAAAAAGGATGCGTCGTTGGTCGAGGTAGAGAATCGGTGCCGCCATCTGGGTGTGCCAGCGACTAACGTGAAGGACTATCTCAAGCTCTTGGCACGGGAGTACAACCCAGTGCGGGAGTGGATGGAGAGCAAGCCGTGGGATGGTAGAAGCAGGTTACAAGAGTTTCTGGATACCATCACCAGCAGCAACGAGCCACTCAAAGAGATGCTGATGACGAAGTGGTTGGTTTCCTGCGTAGCAGCGGCCTGTGAGCCGAATGGTGTGGCACTGGAAGGCATACTGGTGTTCCAAGGAGCGCAGGGACTGGGCAAGACGCTATGGTTCAAGCGGCTGGCCGACTACGACAACGGCTGGCTACTGGAAGGCGCAACGCTCAACCCTAGCGACAAGGACAGCGTGAAGCAGGCAGTGAGCCACTGGATTGTGGAGCTGGGTGAGATAGAGAGCACGTTCAAGAAGAGTGACATCGACCAGCTCAAAGCTTTCGTAACCAAGAAGAACGATGAGTTGCGCCTACCCTATGACCGCGCCTTCACCACTTACCAGCGCCGCACAGCGTTTTACGCCTCCGTCAATGCCCGTGAGTTTTTGACCGATACCAGCGGAAACCGACGCTTCTGGGTGGTGCCTGTCACGGGAATCAATGCCGATCATGGTTTGGATATGCAGCAAGTTTGGGCAGAGGTGAAGGAGACGCTCTACTCCAACACCAACTTCGATTGGTACTTAACCAAGGAAGAGCGAGAGATGCTGCAGGATTCCAACGAGTACTACCGCACCCAGTCTAGCGTCGAAGACCTGATCCTTGAGCACGTCCATTTCACCAGCACCCAGACCAAGCCAGTGCAGATGACAAAGCTGCTGAGAGACCTCGGGATAAGCCAGCCAAGGATGCCTGACATCAAAGATGCCAGCAGGGTATTAGCAGCCCACGGGCTGGAACCGCGCAAGAGTAACGGTAAAAAAGTGTACGACTTGGACTACACAAAAGTAGAGGTAGGCAATGCTGATAAGTTTTCTGGCGGGTGGAATTGATTTTTTAGAGGGTATAAAGAAAAGGTGCCCTATTTCTATTTTTTTTAAGTTATTGATTTGAAAGGGTTTATATACACAGGGAGGGTAGGGTACCTTACTTATAAACTTAGTGTTGTTATTAGATAGTAGTAGGAAGGAGCGAGAAAGCGTTGGGGTGTTTGGGATGTTCACGGAAGTTTTCGAGAGCTGTACCCTGTACCTTGGTACCCTGTTTACGATAGGAGAACGAGATGAAAAAGTTTGAGTGGGACGATGACGCGAGCGAAGATGAGAACTTCAGGCAGTGGGCTATGATGAATGCAGATGAACGCGAGAGCGTAGGGCAAGCGCCTCTTTCGGAGGAAGAGGCGCGGGGGTTGTTCAACGAGCTGAAGGAGAGCGGATGGCTGACGATGTAAAACGTAAGCCGGGTAGGCCGAGGAAAGAGCGCAAGGAGTTGGTGGAGACACCAAAGGCTTTCCTTGCAGATGAAGAGGCTGGCATCACAGACATGCAAGCGGCTTTCGTGTGGCATTACACGGAAGGCGCGTGTGGGCAGACGGAAGCAGCGCGAAGAGCAGGGTTCTCGTTTCCTGCGAGCGCAGCGACTAAGATGCTCAATGGCAACGACTTCCCAAAGGTCACGCGAGCGGTTCGAGTCAAGCAGGATGAGATGCGTGAGAAGTATGCGATCACGCCGCAGAAGACAGGAGCAATGCTGTGGAAGATAGCCGAGACTTCATTCGAGACGGGAGCGTACAACGCTGCGGTTAGCGCAGTGAAAGAGTTGAACCAGCTCGCTGGCCTCACGATCCACCGCAGTCAGAACCTGAACATCAACGCAGACTTGCAGAAGATGACGAAGGAAGACATCAAGCACCGGCTTAACGAGCTGCTGGGCGTGGACGGGGAGATGAGCGACAAAGACTACTAACCTCGTCGGTTTGACGCTATCGCAGAATGAACATCGTTCTGGCCCCGCCTCCCGCCCAGCCCCTCAAAATCTCGGAAAAATGCCGATATTATGTTAAATGGGATAAAAAGCTAATAAAAACAAAGGCTTACGCATTTATGTTAGTGAGCACTAACTTGCTTGTATTGGCCTACCCTGCTCAGAGGCGACACACGTCTAGGCCGCTAGGCTGCGCGACCTTGGTTTTCTTCTCTCTGAGCGCCTGTACGCGCCTCTCAGCCGATTCCGTGCGCGGCAGTAGGAACCCTATAGGGTCGGAAAAAGCCTGAGAGATCGGCCTGTGGCGCGACCCCCGTACACCCCTATATAGCGAGCGCGGCGAGCGCGATAGCTATAGCAAGGTTTTACGCATTCAGTATCCAAAAATATGTATGCCGAATCTCTTGCGTTTGACCTTGGCTTGAAATGATCTCATTATGCGCCGTAACCACATTCGGGCAGTTCCTGATGTATATGTCGCCGTTTCAAAATTCAAGATCCGCACTCCTTGGCTCACGTCGGCCAATGATGCAGCAGCATATTTTCCGCCCCCAACCTGCGTTCTTGCAACCGCAACTTTTTTTGCGAAACACTATGGCTCGAGATCGCGCTAGTATAGTGCCGCAACCCACACAATTCGGTCAGCTTCAAGGCAGCTCTGGGTCTAGCCCGCCATCGTTGGAAGAAGTGCTCGCGGAACGCGGTTTCATGATGCCCAAAGAGCCGACAGGTGGGATGACTCAAGATATGGCGGGGCTAGGAATAGACCCAGTGACAGGCAACATGATCACTGGCTCTAGCAGTATGCGTGGGTATTACAACGCATTAAATGAAATGTACGCACAAAACCCAGAGGCTCTGGAGATCGCAAAACAGTACAAGTCCGATCCATTTCAATTTGGTGGCAAACCGTCCCCTACTGTTTCTCTGGGCAGTCAACTCACTCAGACGATTCAGCCGCCGTTACAACCACCTATTGAAATGATTCAGCGACCCGGCGGTTCTGTTGGTTTACCCGCAGAAAGACAAGCTCAACTAGAAACGCAAAGGCGACAGCCTGATTACGGTCAACAAGTTCAAGAAATGCAGGCGATGATGCGCGAGATGATGCAGATGATCTCTGCGCTGAGTAACAGGGGCGGTTTCGGCGGAGGATACGGAGGCGGTTTTGGTGGTTACTCTCCGCGCCAGCAGATGATGTTCGGCGGTATTGGTTCGATCCCTATGTCTAGGGGCATGTTCTACTAGGAAGGAACCCTACCCACCCGATTTTTGCGGGATGATCAAAAATCTGGGGACGGATGAGCAGGGCTTGATCGCAGGATCGAGGCAAAGGTAACCCCGCAAAAATTTTATTTCTATTTTTTTTTCGCCTAAACTCGCGCCATGGCAGATTCACGCACCAAAGGAGCCGCTTTCGAGCGCGACATCGTGAAGCGCATCAATGCGTTTGCCGATCAACACGCCCTTGGTTTCACCTGCAAGCGTAACCTCGACCAATATCAAACCGCTGACCTTTGTGACATCCAGATCCCGCGACATTCGATTGAGTGCAAGGCGTACAAGTCTGGCTGGTGGTATGCACCAGCTTGGTGGGATCAGGTTTGTGCGGCTTGTGGCGACAACACGCCCGTTTTGATATACAAGTTCAACAAAAAAGCGATCAGGGTATGCCTGCCGCTGTATTCGATTAACCAAAATATGGCGCGAGATAACTCTCGGACAGCGGTTATCACTCTTGACGAGTGGTTGGAGCTGTTGAAAGAGAGCTTTGACGGCCAACGAGAGGCTGCGTAGTGGCTGGCATGGACGATATCGACATTTTTGGTGTTCCAGTCACTGGCTCGACCCGTGATCGTGATTTAGACCGTCTTGAGAGCATGGTTCGAGGCCGATACATCGATCCGCTTGAGCGTCAGGCTAAGGACATTGTCAAAAATCAGGTTGTTAAGGCGCTCAGTGGTATGGAAGGGGTCACTGGGGCTGCGATAGCTCAAGTTGTTGCGCTTGCTGACTCTCAAGACCCGAATGACAAGCTGGTTTTCAATCAAATCGTGTCTCGTTTGAATTTGCCGGTAAATATCCGGCGTATGGGCGACGATTACATGGCATCTAAGCGGTTTGAGGGTGCTTTGGGCCGTGATTCGAGCGTTGACGTGATGGCTTATCGTCCAGACGAGGGTGAAACCCAGTACAGCTTGGGTCTTCAGAAGCGTTTTCCCAATCTTTTAGGTAAAAATTCGTCTGCTGACGTGTCAGCGCGGGTTTCTACGATGGGTGACCCTGAAATTAGGGCGAGATTTGAGAAAAGATTCGCTGAAGGCGGTGAAGTTGACATTTTTGACGAGCCTGTAGGCCAAATGAACCGCCGCCAACAGCCAAAAAACGTATCAAGGCTGACGCCAGCGCAACTTGCGAACATCGGGGCGGCTTTTGCAGACCCTTTGGGCATGATCGACATCACGGGTGAGTACCCTGAGTTCCCCGCAGCGGGCGTTTCTACTGCTGAGATGGTTATGGAAGGGCCAAGATCGCCTAGTTTGATGGAAAATTTGCGCGAAGGCGACTATGGGGCAGCGGCGCTTCAGGGTGTGGGAGTAATTCCCGTCGCTGGAGGCGCTGCGAGGGCCATTCGAGGCGTTGCGAAGGGTGCAGACCGTCTTGAGAAGGCTAAAAAGGCTGGTTTTGACACCGATACGGTGTATTACCACGCGACGGATAAGTTTGCAGACTCAGAATCTGGGGAATTTGCCCAGTTGCGTCCTTCAGCAAAGGGAAAACTGGGGCCGGGCATTTATTTATCGCCTGATGCCAGTTACACGCAGAAATATATCCGTCGATCTTACAGATCAGACACTGAGGAGCCGCCTTTCGGTGAGGGTGCTCGCATTTTGCCGGTTTTTGTGCGCGGAAAGGTGGGCACTAGAGAAGATTTTGCTGAGGCCGTCGATAGCATTAAGAAGAGCGCATCAGACAAAACAGATTTCCAAACCATCAAGCGCAAAGCCCAAGAAAAAATGTCAGACGATGGGTTTGCAGGGTTCAAGGTGCAGGATGAGCTTGTCATTTTCGACCCCAAAAACATCCGCTCGGTGAATGCCGAGTTTGAAGACCTTGATTCGCCTGAATTGTTGAAGGCGAAGGGTGGGGCCATAGACATCAACGACATCGATATTTTTGCGAGATAGTTCATGAGCATTAAAAAAGCAATCATCAGGGCGCAGGTCAACGATCTTGGCTTGTACAGCAAAGCCGAAGATGTTGCCGAGAAGATGCGGCAAACGAAGGGCCGTGGTGACGATTTCAAGAGATATTTTATCAAGCAGGGGGTGAAGGCCGAAGAGCTGGAAGCCCTTGGCTTAAACGATCTATTCCGCCAAGAAAGGGTCACTCAGCAAGAAATTTTGGATCGTATCGACTCAAATCGCATTGAAATGGAAGAAAACGTCAGTACAGGGCCAGCGGAAGGCTCTTATGACTTTCAATACGACGAAGAAGACATCGATATTGAAGAAGCGTATGGCTCCGATTACCAAAGGGAGCGAGCGGAGGAGCTTCTTGATGACATGCTTGACGTTTTTCTGCGTCGAGAAAACATAGAAGACTACGCAAGAAGATACTCCAATGATCAAGACGAGTTTTTAGAACTTGTAGCTCGGATGGAGCGAGTTATTGATGGCGAAGCGGATTATGAAACGCTGCCTAGAGCAATCCGCAACGACTTGTTAAACGACGCAGAAAACGAAGCCATTGTCGAATACGAGCAAAATCCAATCCGCAGAATTACAGTTCAGGTCAATGATCAAAACGCTGAGACAGAAAACATAGGCGACATGCCCGGCGCGGCTTTCAGCTATTCGCTCGTCGGCAATGAAGACTTAGGCTTTACCCTAGATGGACGAGAAAGGAACAGCGTCCCAGACAACATCCTGCGCCAGATAGATAACGCAAACATTTATGACCCCGACGAAGTGGTCGTGCAGCTTCGAGGTATCGCAGAGGAATACGGCGACATAGAGGGACTTGCTAAGGGCGAGACACGATGGGGCGAGTACACCCTAGACGGCGGCGAGAACTATCAAGAAGCTCGGCTTTCTTTGCCCAGTAAAGGCAAAAAGAGGTTTCGCGAGGGTGTTCACTTCCCTGATGACATCAACAACGTCTTCCACATTCGCACCAAAGACCGTAAAGGGCCGATGGGCGAAAATATTTTGTATGTGGAAGAGGTGCAGTCTGACTGGGCGCAGCAAGGTCGCAAGCAGGGATTCAGAAGCCCAGAGGTCGAAAAACAGGCGCAAGAGGCCGCGAGGCAACTCTTAGAGGAGGCAGGCCCACTTCTGGACGAATTGACCCTGAACGACAATGTTCGTAACAGACCATCCGAGGGTGCGGGTTTCGCGAGGACGTTGACGGAGCTTTTGGAAGCTGGAAACCAAGAGCGGCTTGCTCGAATAGATTTATCAAGTAACGAATTTATTGAAGCTGACGAGAGAGACAAGTTTACAGAGTATCAACGCTCTTCCGCCTTGGATGCTGCTGGGAATATCAAAACTGCGCTGCAAGCCTCTGAACAAAGGGCAAGACAAGCGGCAAGCAACATACTCGATCAGGAATATCTCGACGGGTTTACGCAAGAGCAAAAGTTAGAGGCGCTTACTAATTTCATCATTCAGCGGAGGCACCCGGTAAACCTCCCCCAGATGGAACTAGACCTCATTAGGCGAAACATTCGGTCTGAAGTCGAGCAAACGCTGGAAGAAAAACCGGGTCGCGTTGATCAGATGTTGTTGAATGAAGCGCGTAAGCGCGGTGAACTGCCTAAAGACGCTTATAATGATATGTCAGGGCTTCAGTTTGATGGCACCAACCCGAAGTTCGAGGCAGCTCTCGTACAGGCGAAGAAAGAGCAGCGCGATTATTTAGCGGGTTTAGGCGTTGACCCGATGCTTTACTCAAAGCTGCAATCTGCGTTGGACAAGGCTGACCCAGAGGGCGCTAAGCTCAAAGCTGAACAAATGCAAAGGGGCAAAGCAGACGTAGCGCCATTTGTATTAGATACCCAGTCTTGGAACAAGCTGGCTATCAAATACATCTTCAAAAAGGCTGTTGAAGAAGGTTATGACGGCGTGAGCTTTGCGCCAGCAGACGCGCACATTGATCGCTGGGGCGACGAAGGCTTGCGGGTTCAATACGATGAAAACATACCAAGGGCCATCGATAAGGTTTTCGGCAAAGCGCCGATTATCCCGTCCAACCGACCAGAAACAATGGAGGTGGATGGTTACGAATCCCAGATTTATCACCTAGACAACCTAACGCGGGACGGCGATAGCATCTACGAGAAGATGAAAGACCCAACCACTATGTTTGGCTTCGCCCCACTGCCGTTGGTGCTGCCGCAAGGTATCGCTGGTTTACAGGGTTTGTCTCCAGAGCAAGCAGAGGAGCAAGAGCGCAAGGTGCGCGAGCTTGAGCGCACATTCCCTGACGCCACGCCCAGCGAAAGGGCAGGCATACTCGACGCGCTCAAGGGCGCAGGCGAAGTCGCTTACGAGGGCTTATCTGACATGGTTATCGAGCCGTTCATGGGAATGAGCGGCGCTGAAGCTGCGTTTGAGATGGGTGCTACGCCAGAGCAAGCTGAAGCGGCTCGCAGGAGGGCCGCTGCGATGGTGGATTTCGAGACCTCATCACCGACGGGAAGGCGCTACAAAGAGGCTGTGAAAGGCGGTCTGGGCGCTCTAGGCGAGTATTTGATGGGTGAGGGCGAGATGGGTCGTACAAGATCAGGTATGCCGATTGCACCCAGCCGCGACCCAGCTCAGTTCTTGTTCCAAGAAGCTTTGGTTCCCGCAGCGGAAGCTGTGACTGAGGGTGCTCTGGGCATAATCGGCTTAGACCCAAGAGACACGGCAGAGATGGAGCGAGTTCGACAAGAGGCTGCTAGGCCGTTCATCGAAGCCATACAGCCTATTTAGGCACCTTCACAAACTCCGCAGTCACCTTCACCTCGACTTCTTGGTCTTGGTGAAGGGCTTCGAGGATCACGTCTTCGATCAAGTCTTCGAGCATATCTAGGTCTACCAGCGTCTTCACGCTGATCTCAGCTATCACTGTCATCTTTCGCATTGATCCCCCGCTCTTTTTTCCACAGGCGGATAATGTAGTCGGCTTCTGGCCCTGCGTCATGCTGCGAGTTGAGCACATGGCGGTAAAGCTTCATGGCTTTTTCGCTATCGGGTTCAAGCATCATGCGAAAGTTTGCCATGTCGAGGGTTTGAAAATACTTATCCATTGATTCCCTCCAGCTCAGCCAGCCACCACGCCAGATCCCCAGCCTTGTATTCCTCAAAGGCTTGTTCGACCAGCTCTGGTTGGCCAAGGCGCTCAGCCTCGGCATTGATTGCCGCTCGCTCGGTTAACCCGCGCTGCCAGACCTTGTGGTCATCGCTGTACTCGAAATACCAATCGTGGTTTCGTAGCAGCTTAATCAGATTTTCCATCTCGATCCTCCACAAATTTAGCGAGCTTCTTCTCGATACTCGTCCACCGCGCCTTCATCTCGGCTTCCTCGTCTTTGTTGTAGCACTTGAACCAGAAGCAAGTGCCGATCAGCCCGTTGACGCGAGGATCGTCGGCGCTGCTACGCATAAGCGTAGACAGCATCTCGATCTCTTCGTTGGTGAGCTGAAGGTATTGGGTTTTAAGTAAGCTCATGCCTCGACCCTCCAAACTTTGCGAATACGGTGGCGACGATTACTGTTCAGCCAGTCTATCCATTCACCATTTTTGAAAACTGCAACGTGACCTCTAATCCAGACGATGTAGGTGCCGCCGCGCTCAGCCATCTTTCTGGATAAAGTTTTGATAGAGCCAAAGCCGCTGAGATATCCGCTTTCCTCTATTTTCATCTTCTTTTCAAACAAGGGTATCCACAAGCTATTGTGCATCCCTCTGCCGTCTTTGCGGCCAGCCTCTTTGCACAAGGCGTGTGCCTCTTCATAAGCCATGCCGCTCGCGTTGACTAAGGCTCGGACTACACAGTCGTTGCCGTCTTGAGAATTTGCGTAGGTTTCAGAACTCATCACGTTCTCCGTTGTTGGTTTCCAACAGCTTAACACATGCCGTGCCCATATGCAAACACCTATAAAAAACAATTTATTCAAATAAAGTGTTGCACATCGACACGGATGTCCTTATGATGCAATTTCACTTACAGGAGAAACGTGATGACCGATAAAGAACTGACCGTTGAAGAACAATTGCTACACGCCGACTGCCACAAGTTCGCTCGTCTGCATGTGCTCACCGCAGCGGAATCCATGATGCTGCCAGCCTTGTTTCGCAAGGGTGCGTCAGTGACCGAAGAGACGCTTTCTGCGTTCTCGCACAAGGCTTTGGAGATCAAAGAGCTTGGCGAGTATGTAGCGAAGATGGCTCGCAAGGTTGCTGCTACCGAAGACGGTAAGAAGCTGTACGCAGAGTTTTTGCAGGAGGGCGCAGCGTGAGCGCCCAAGCAAAGAAGGTTTTTTACAACCGAGTGCGCCGCACCTGCCTCAAGCACAACATCGATATCGTATACGATGGGATGCCCAAGGCAGTGTATGGCGTGGAGTTGGTCAAAGACGGTCAGGTGATGTTCGCTGACCGCAGTGCCGATAACATGCCGCTGGACATAAACTGGCAGCGGCTGCACGAAGAGATGGCCGACTATGGCTATAAAGGCGGTGTGAAATGAGCGGTAACCCACTAAAGCAAATAAACAACATCTACGGCTACGTCCGCGTATCCACCGACGAGCAGGTCAAGTCTGGCATCTCGCTGGAGACTCAGATGCAGCAGATCCGCGAGTTTGTGCGCGAGAAGTACAACCGTGAGGTGACCGAGTTCTTCGCAGACGAGGGCATCTCTGGCACCCATGCGGTGCTAGATCGACCCGCCAGCCGCGACATGACCGACGTGATCGATGAGCATGACGTGGTGATCTGCACTCGGCTTGACCGATTAAGCCGCTCCAGTTCTGACCTTCTTGGCTTGATCCCCGTGCTGCAAGACATTGGTATCACGATGTATTTTTGCGAGCAGTTTGGCGAGATGCCGATTGTCTACCCAGATGCCGCCAAGTCTAAGGGCTTGGATGCCAAGTTCGATATGAACTCGATGGCGAACCAGATCATGCTGATGGTGTTATCAGCGGTTGCCGAGATCGAACACGCGACCATCAAGGATCGATTTGCCGCAGGTAAGCTCGATTGGGCCTCACGCGGCTACGCAATCGGCGGATCTGCGCCGTATGGCTTTAGGCACGAAGAGGTGAAGACTGGCAGCAAGACTCGCAAGAAGCTGGTTGAGGTGCCTGAAGAGCAGGTGGTGTTGAAGACGATCTACAAGCTGCACAAGCGCGGCCTTGGCCCTCGCAAGATCGCTAAGCAGGTCAACAGTATGCACAACATACCTCCGCTCACGCACTCCAAGGTGCAGCGCATATTGAACCGCAAATTTCAGGGTGTCCCTAACGCAGCATAGGCCGTATTATGTTGTCTTGATTGGAGGTCATTATGACGGCTTTAGACGATATTGAAGAGGCCATCGAGACGATGGAGGCTTCGCTTGCGACAGATTTCATGACGAATGCGGTGCGCGACATCATGCACACGGCGGTGCAGCGCCTGAAAGATGCCAAAGAAAAGCTGACTGACTGATGTCTCAGGAAGGTTGGGGTCGCGGCACATGGGGGCAGGGCGCTTGGGGAACCCCGCTTTCGATTGATGTAACGCCTACGGGACAGCAGGCGACTGCTGGCGTGGGCGCTCTGACGGTTGACGCTGAAGCAAAAGTTACTTTAACAGGTCTTGCGATCACATCTGGCATCGGCGCTGTCACTGTAGATGCTGAAGCAAACGTCACGCCTACAGGTCAGGCAATCACATCAGGCGTTGGCGCTCTTACCGTAGATGCCGAAGCGAATGTTACGCCCACTGGCCAAGCGATTACGTCAAGCCTTGGATCGATACAAGTGGTTGCAGGCGCTATCGTGCAGCTCACAGGACAGTCGATCACGTCTGGCCTTGGTGCGCCGACCACCGATGCAGAGGCCAATGTCACGCTCACAGGTCAGGGCATCGCGTCTGGGCTAGGAACCCCTGCCGCCAGAACGGTAAACAACGTCTTTGTTGACGGCCAGCAGATTAACTCGGCCATTGGTGACGCAACTACGGTTGCAGGCGCAATTGTTCAGATTACTGGCTTGTCAATGGTTGCAAGTGTCGGTGATATTCTGGTATGGGGCGAGATAGACACCAACCAAGACCCGTCCTACAATCCAGTCAGCACAACACAATCTGCGAGCTACTCGGCTATTGATACCAGCCAGTCCGCAGGATACGAAGAAATTAAAGCTGGCCGTGATGCCGCATAAACAGGTGATTAAATGGTAACTTACGTCAACGACCTCCGCTTGTCCGAATTGGCCACCGGGGAAGGCTCAGGCACTTGGGGCACGACCACAAACACCAACCTTGAGTTAATCGCAGAGGCATTCAGCTTTGGTACGGAAGCTATTACGACTAATGCTGATACCCACACTACTACTATTGCCGATGGGTCTACTGATCCCGGCAGGAGCATGTTTCTTAAATACACTGGCACTCTTGATAGCACTTGCACCATTACTATAGGGCCAAACACGGTCAGCAAGCTGTGGTTCATCGAAAACGCAACCAGCGGATCGCAGTCGATCATTATCAAGCAAGGTTCTGGTGCTACGATCACCATTGCTAATGGTCAGACCAAAGCGATTTACAGCGATGGTGCTGGATCAGGCGCTGCGATGGTTGATGCGTTTACGGATCTGTCTGTGCCTGATTTGTTCGTTGACGATGACCTGACGTTTACTTCCGACAGTGCAGTCATCACGTTTGGCGCAGATGGCGATACGACCCTGACGCATACAGACGGTTCTGGCCTGACGCTGAACA